TAGTCCCACAGTTACTAGTACCGCCGCAGTTCCTGTTCCTGATTTAAGTTTAACAGTAACAACTGCGAAAGAGGCTCTTGAAATTTCTTATAACATGAACGTAAATAACTCGTCTTCTACAGAGTTTACGGCGACTCATATATCTGTAGATGGAAAACCAGCTTCGTCAGCGCGTATATCAAGAAATGCCATTACCTACTACTCTATTCATAGTGAAGAAATCATAGTTCCAGTGGCACCTGGAACACACAAGGTTGATATCTATTGGTTTGTGTCAGCAGGAACTGGAACTTCTCAGTCTACTAATCGTTATTTAAAAGTTAAGGAAATCTAATATGATAATGATCCAATTAGAATGGAAATCTTATAATATATCTCTCGCAAAGGTTGAGGAATGGATGCGAGCCAATTGTGGTGAGCATTATTGTGGTAATCAAGCCACTACTTGCCTCGAGCTTTGGTTTACTGAAGAGCCGGGTGAGGCGGTTCGTACTGCCATTGCGACTTACTGGGACGAGATGACTGACCAGAGTGTAGAAGCTGCCGCCTATTTTAGCCAAGCCGCTGCCACAGCAGCCGAAAAAGCTGCACGCGAGGACATGGTCACCAAGTCATTCGACCAGCTCTCCACCCAGCAGAAGAAGATTCTCGCGCAAGTTGCACTAACCAATAGCGATTATCAAACTTTAATTTCCGTCTACTCCTAAGTAAGAGGAACTAGCCCATGAGCGTAAGCGGAACACCTCAAAAAAGAGCCGGACAACAAGGCGTATGCCTTGTTTACGCGCTCACCGATTTGGAAAAAGGTATCCGCTACGTTGGCAAGAGTAGTAATGGAATGTATCGCCCCGTCGCTCACATGCTACCAAGACTCTATAATGGTCCCCTAAAGAAAACTCATTTGTATAACTGGATACGGAAAACTCTTTCTACGGGAGAGACTCCTCAAATAATCGTGGTAGAGTATTGCGGTAAGGAAAATCTTGCTGAACGCGAGATATACTGGATTAAAAAATTTCGCTCGGATGGATTTGAGCTTTGCAATGGTACTAACGGTGGTGAGGGAACTTTTGGACGAAAGTGGTCAGAAGAGCGTAAAAGAAAATTCAGCGAATCAAGGCGAGGAATAAAGTTTTCTAAAGAGCATGTGGAAAAATTGAGACTAGCTCACATCGGTATCCCCTCTGGAAGAAAGGGAGTAAGGTCATCACCGTCCACAATCGAAAAAATTAAACTAGCTCAGGCGCACCGCCGAAAACCTATTATCGAGATGACAACCGGATTAATTTTCCAGTCTATCAGAGAAGCGCAAAATTATTTCAAACTGGATAAGCATGCTATAGTTAAAAATGCGCGTGGCTTAGTAAAAAATAAACTAGGACTAGAATTCAAATTTTTAGGAGATAACCAATGAGTATTAGAACGCCACGGCTGGACTACATAGAATGTAACGCTCTGCTTGCCGGCTCCGTTATGCAGGCTCAGGGCTACACTAACATCGTATCTGCAAACAAAATATCACTTCCCGTAATTCCCAATCAGCCAGGTTACACATCTATTGTTAACCGCGCCAAAATTGTAGATCTAGCAAACGACGCTGGCGTGCGAATGGGTGTTGAGCGCATCATGACTCAACAGATCTACCCGTTGCAGGATGAGTTCGGTCCCAACGGTGAGCTTGTTCATGGCGTAGTAAACGACAACTTGGGGCAGATTAGGTTTGTGGGAAGTTGGAGCAGTTCCAAGACTAGTGAAGGGATATTCAATGGTCCCGGCGCAAGCGGTGATTTTGTAGAAATCACTTTTTACGGCACTGGATTAAGCGTTCTATTTTTAAATTATGCTAGTAGTAGAACTGCGTCAGTAAGTGTTGACGGAGGTTCTCCTAATGTGGTCACTTTGTCAACGACCTCTAGCTCTATTGTACTGACTGGTAGGGGCTATAGTCAAAATGTGGTGTATAATTTGGTATCCAATCTTACTCCAGGATTGCATACCGTAAAAATTGTAGAAAATACGTTTGAAATATATGGCTTCGAGATCCTAAACGAATCTTCCACTCTGAACGTTCGTCCAGGTACTATCTGTGGCAACAGCTCGAAGAACACATTGGCTGCTGCTCAGAACGTCGCCTATAAAACTGGATTTGATAATATCCTTGATGCCAACGTCGGCACTAAGGGCGGCTGCGCTCTGACCTATATCAAGTCGGATAACACTTTTGGTAAAGCGTTTACCCCTACAGATGCTACCGCTCTTTACCTCACCAATACAAATCACGCCAATGAAGAGATTGTAAGAACTTACAACTGGAGAGAGTTTGGTTGTGGTAGAAGTGATGATTTTAGTACACTTGTCTCAACATCGAACAGGGCATTTACTATTGATGATGGTACAGTAACTTTAATCTGTACTAGTGCGGCTAATTATACAGCGAAACGAGAGTGCTTTCTCCCTAATGCCAGTTCCGCATTCTGGACTTTTATCTTCGTAGGAACAGGATTGGATATTCTTGTAAATGATATCGGATCTGGAACTGTTGATACTAACACCATGTACGTTGATGGAGTATCGGTAGGGACCGCATTTTCAGGATCTATAGTAAATGGTAGGGAGTACGTAGTTAAATTATGCTCTGGTTTACCATATGGAACGCATACGGTAAAAATTTTAAGAACATCATTTGCTGTGGGCTTTCCAGCTGTTGCTAATTTCATCGTCTACGCCCCCAAGACACCATCCTTGCCAGTTGGTGCGATTGAACCCGCTAAGTATTATGTCCTTGCGAATGCTGCAGCTAACACAGTAGCAGGGCTAGAAACAATTAGTACAGGTGTGATCAGAAAAACTTGTCTTCGAGAATTAACTTATATCCAGGGAACAGGGGGATCACAGGATTGGATTGCGTCAGTAGATTTAGGCTATCTAAATGCTTCTAGTGTTGCAACCAATAGAACTGGTGTTTTTCGCTACACGTTTTACGGCACAGGATTTGATCTTAGAATTCGTTCTGCGGGCGACCAAACAGCAAGCGCACAGGTGATGCTACAAAGTTTGTCAACTGGGGGCTCACTGGTTAATTTGACATCAACCAACTTCCCCACAATGACAAGTAGTACTTATCAGTACCTTTCATTTACACCTTCAACCGGAATTTTAAACTGTAATAATGCTACCACTAATAATGGTAATGGTTTGGTGATTAAAGATCTTCCATTAGGGTTGTATACTGTACAGTTCACTAACAACAACGCCGCTTCCTATCTCAATCCGTGTTGTATTGACATCATCACTCCGATCCACTCCCCAAAGTCGAACTTCCAAGCGGATCTTCAGAACACTCTGCCAGTGGGCTCGAACTCCATTTGTGATCTTAGAACGTTCGGGCAGATGGCTGCTCAAGGCAAAGCATGGGCGCAGGCAGTTGGTATTGCAAGTAATCCTACAACAACATCATCTTCTTATATTCCCTGTCCTAACATGAGTGTTACAATTAAAACTGGAAATTCCAGATTAGCTGTATCCTTTGTGTTTGTAGGGGGAGCGCATTATTCTGGTGCTACTTACGGTTGTAGAATTTATATTGATGGTGTTGCTGTTAGCCCAGAAACTAGAACAACTAGTGCACCAGGCGCACAAGCAACAGCAACACAAGTTATGGAATTCCCAGTATCAGCAGGGGTTCATAAAGTGGACATGTATTGGGCAGTGTATGGTGGGGCAACACTAACTGCACAAGATACTTTTAGATCACTCACAGTGAGGGAAATCTAATATGAGTACGAAATGGTTTGAAGATTACATCCCTGCTCTAGTACAGGTGAACTCTACCTCTATTAAATTGCCTTCTGGTGGACATATTACTTTGGGTGGCAAACAGTATCATCTGACAAGCGACATTTTCGCCACCCTGCCAACACTTGCAGCTTGCACCCTCTACATGGTCTACTTTGTAAATGGCGGCTCTCCCTCATTAGTCGTCTCCACCAACGTAAATTCTGTTGGTCCTGCGGGTTATTCAACTTTTAAGCTGGTCGGGGCATTTTACGCTAACGGATTAACGAGCGTTGGATTTGGAAGTTTTGTGAATTTAAATGGTACTCCCACCACCAAATGGATGGGGTACACGCCATCAATAACTTCCTTATCCGGGACCGTCGTTAACTACACCACTAACTTCAATTATCGACGTACAGGATCAACCGTTTACATCAAAGGTGAAGTTTCTTTTACAGGTGCCAGTGGCACATGGGTGCAATTTAGATTTTCTCCACCTGTGGCTACAGTTATAACACCTGCAGAAGGTGCCGTTGGATTTTGGAATACTTTAGATGCGGGTGTCTTAAATTACGGATTAGGCTACGTATGGGAAGTTGGAAATGGGACACTCGGATTGCGAACCCAATCCGACGGGGGCACAAATAGATTAACAGGGACAGAAACATCAAGTACCTCTCCTTTCACTTTCAGCACTGGCGATTTTATTTACATCTGTGAGTTTCCTTTGGCAGTACCTACGTGGTCAGAAACTCCCATCCAATTTTTGTAATTTGAGGTAATTTATGAGCGTAATCGGCAAGACAAACACAGGATTCGTAAAGCAGGTTGTCAAGGAGTCACGCTCCATAGCGAGGGTGGCGAAGAGCCTCAAGTTCGCTCACAAGGCTAATGCCGGCGAGACCTCGCTGAACCTGCAGTCCCTTAGCGCGCCTACGGAGATGATAGCTAATGGCTTCGTACAGCCTTCGGTTGCTGATTTGCTTGCAGCGAAGCTACTCACCAACCGCAACAATCTTAGACTCAAATCTTCAATTCGTAACATTGAAGAATTCCTAGACTTCAAAGTTATTGACGACACTCTCATTCAGTTCATCTCCCCATTTGTAGCACTTCAAGATGAAATATTTACTGGTGTTATTAGTGACAACGTTCGCACCGGCTACGGTCTGCTTGATGCTGTACCGTTTGCTGTGACTGCAACTTTGGCTGAAGGTACTACAGACATTAGTCTTGGCGTACCTGTGCCAACATCGGGTATTTATGGGAGCCAGATCCCAAGCATCTTGGTAATGCGTTCAGGCGTGCCTATGGTGCAAAACGTCGGCAACTCGCCGAGTGGTGAAGGTAACTACTACCTCGTTCCGCAATCAACTGGCGGATCTTCTAGCCTGCTCCGCTTCAACGACGTTGGTGCGACGGGCGGCGAGCCGGTGATCATCACCCCGATCGGCAACATGCCGTTTCTTGGCACTGACTCAATGAACTCCGTTATGGAATCGGTGAACGGTGCGGTCAATGCGATGAAGCCGTACTTGGCTGACGCTTGCGGCGTGGACACTAGCGCGTTCGGCAGCAACCCGAGCTACTCGGACCTTAGACAGTTTGGGGATACTGTTACAAACCACACAGCAACGCTTGCGAATAATGAAACTCGAATCTCAGCAATTGAAAATCTTCCTTGGGTAACATTCTCTGCTGTGTGGAGAAATGGATCTGGTGTTCAGTTTACTCCCAGCGTTTCTTCTTTTGCAGAGCACGCAGTGTTAGGAAAAATTTTATATGTACACGCACGAATGATTCACTCAGGAGCGTTGGGTGGAAGTATACGTCTAGACTTACCCAGCGGTCATACACTAAGTACTAATTTCAATGATTATGATTGTTCAGGTTCTGTTTTAATTCGACAAAATGGAGCTGGAACTTGGCCTGTAACAGGAGTCATGACTGGGAGTGCTACAGGGAATATCTTGATTGTCTTTCCTAATTCAGGTGATTTTAATACTGCAGCGGAACAGCGCGTAATGATTAATGCGATTATTCCACTACAATAAAGATTGTCGAATAAGAGGAATCTATGAAATCTTCACTAATCAGCTCAACAATTCCATGGGCAAAGAACCATCTCATCAATGGCGCGTTTGATATTTGGCAGCGTGGGACGAGTGGAACTGTGGTGGCTAGTACACCAACTTATTTTGTTGATCGACTTAGAAGTTATTCTGTTGGTGTGAATCATGCTATTTCTAGGGTTACTCCCATAATCTCCACAAACGAGTATTATTATAACTACGCTCTTCGTTACGCAAATAGTGTGGGAACAACTGGAACTAGGCATTCTATTTCTCAAACAATGGAAGCCTTTAATGGGGCTAACCTTTACAGTAAACTCGCGACGTTCTCATTCTGGATTCGCGCCGACAAATCATACACGTTCGCGGCAAATGCGTGGAATGGGACGAAGATGTTTACCAAGAATTTCAGCGTCACCACAAGTTGGCAGCGTGTTAGCATCATCATCCCATTCACTGAAATGCCTAATAGTTTTTCAGGAGCTTACAGCTATGACACGATTATTACTGCCAAGCCACTAAATCTTGGTGCAGATAACACTTGGAATATAGGTGATGTTTCTGGTGTTACTGGTACTACTTACGCGTTCGGTGCCACAACATCTGACTGGTTCGAGACTACAGGTTGGATGTTGAATCTCGGCACTGTTGCTGCGCCCTTCAGTCTCCATTCTATGGGTATCGGTTCTGAGTTCACGGAATGCCAACGATTCTGCCTAGTGCTAGGTTCGGGTAACGCTTTTGAAGTTTTTGGAAGCGGGTTTGCGGGGGGCACGTCAAACGCCTTTATCAATATTCCATTTGCGATCCGTATGAGAAGGGCACCTGATATCAGTACAAGCGCAGCTACGGACTTTTCGACCACTCATGCGGCAATTTCCCTTGTATTGGCGTCTTTCACAACACAAGCAAACGGAGACTTGGGTTGGTATTTTAACGGGACGCACACTGGGTCTGGATTTTCCACCAACGCAGCAGTTATTTTCAGGAACCAAACCGGAAATGCGAAAATCTATATTTCTGCGGAATTATAAAAGGAACCATTTACATGAAAAAACTATTACTGATTTTAGCTCTACTTCTCGGCAGTACCGCTTATGCGGCGCCAGTTACTCCTGCTGATCTTCAGCGAGTAAAAACTGCTGTCAATACTCTACCAACCGTTCAGATATTTATTTCTGGTTCCGGAACCTATACTCCAACTTCTTCATTGGTTAAATGGATTCATGTACGAATGATTGGGGGCGGTGGTGGTGGGGGTGGCTCTATGACTACTCCAACTTCTGGTTCTAATGGTGGTACTACCACCTTTGGTACTCTTACTGCGAATGGGGGTAATGGAGGTTCTACTGGGTCTAGTGCTACGGGTGGAACAGGTGGAACTGGAACTATTGGATCTGGTTGGACAGGATTTTCTATTCAAGGTGCAAGAGGATGTCATCCTGCCTATGTTGCAGTTGCCAATTTAACTTTATCTGGATCTTGTGGAGGAAGTTCTCCTTTTGGTGGAGCTGGTTCTGGCTTTAATGGACTTCAGTGGGGTGGATCTTCTGCTTCAGGCAATTCTGGTTCTGGAGGAGCAGGAGGAATATATAGTAGTGGCGGTTATGGCGGTGGAGGTGGTGGTTCAGGGGGCTACATTGATGCCTATAATTTTTCTCCTTTAGCATATTCTTACTCAGTAGGGGGCGGTGGTTCTGGAGGAACATCAGGTTTAGGTGCAGGATATCCAGGATCTAATGGTGGAAGTGGTATTATTATTGTCGAGGAACACTACAAATGAAATCTTCTCTAATCGAATCATCAATCCCTTGGGCAAAGAACTACTTCATTAACGGTGCCTTTGACCTTTGGCAGCGTGGTACGAGTGGAACTGCCGCTGCAGTTTGTACTCGATGGGTATCCGTTTCTTGGGTAGCTACTGGAACTGATGGTGCGGGTGGTTTAGGAAATGGGCAATGGTCTGCTGAAGCTAAATTATGATTCTTTCTATTCTCTTAATTATTCTTGTAGCTGTTGCTAGTGCCTTCATGGTGCATTAGCCACTGGAAGTCAATGGTACTACTTCAATGGGTCTAGTTGGGTTTTATTTACCCCTGGAATAGAATTGAAGAAAGTAATCTTTATAAATGAAAACTAAACTCCAACTATTAATTCAAGCGTGCATTAATTCTTACAACGGTAAGCATGGAGTAGTTCGTAAGGTATTTGATTCTGAGGAAAATTTTGAAGTAAATTCCTCGCAAGGATTTATTGGTAGGCTTGGTGAAAAGACCTACCTTATTTTTAGAGGTTCGGACGAGTTTGAAGACTGGAAACAAAATTTTCAGTTTAAAAAAGTGATGGCTCCTTTTTTCCATAATGACAACAATTCTCTAGTACATGAGGGGTTCTTACACTCCTATCTGAATATCCGTGACATTATCCTCAATAAGTTTAAAAACTTTGACGGATTAATTATAGCTGGGCACTCTCTTGGTGGAGCGCTTGCAACTCTGTGTGCGGTTGATCCATTGATTAACCTCACAAATGTAAGTTGCACTATTTTTGGTGCTCCGAGAGTAGGAAACCCGCACTTTGTTAAACTGTACGATCAGAAGATCCCTAGCACTCTTCGCGTAGTTTACGGCGGCGATCCAGTACCACAGGTCCCAATGCGTAGTCTTGGTTTCATGCACGTAGGCAAAGAATTTCATATCGGTCCGAAGTCTAAATTACCTAATCCTATTGACCATATGCCGCAGAAGTATCTCGAAGCTTTGAGTAAGCTTTAGTTTCAGCGTAGTTGTAGGGCACCTGTGTTCAAGCTATAATCTAATCCTACTGCGGGGGTTAAATGGCTTACAGACCGATAGTTTACAACGATGCGGCAGCTACGTTCCAAGTCGTGTCTGGTGCTACGGCTTGTCAGGTTATTGGCGCGAGGAGACTCCCTAATGGTCTTGAAAATCCAGACCTTTTTAATATTGCTTACAGCCCTTCGACTCGAACGCTTGGTATCTCTTATGGCGCTGGTGCTGCTGTATGGGTAGACGGTACTAAAGTTGATAAGAGTGGGGCTGAGACTTCTCTTGCGCATGCCAATATTTCTAGGAAGTATTATTTTTACTACACGTATGGCGGTGTGCTTACTGTTTCATCGACTCCTTGGGACTTGCTGGCGGTAGCACCTTTAGCGGTTGTTTATTACAATGCTACCCTGGCTTCTGCGGTGATATTTGACGAGCGGCACTCTGCAACTGTAGGGCTCGATGAGGGTACCCATAAATATTTACACGACACTCAGGGTACGCAGCTCTTGGGGGGATTTGGGATCTCAGGCTATACGCTTAACAGTTCAGGAGCGTCATCACTCAGTTACGCGGTAGCGGCTGGTACGATTGCCGATGAAGACGTCCTTCGCAATTGTGCAGAGCTTGTTGATGATGGACCCTACAGAGTTTTCTGGCGTGCTGGAGCTAGCGGTGAGTGGACCTGGAGTGATACTTCTGTCACAGGTATTATAGAAGGTGGGACTGGAAGTAGTATCGTATACAACCGTTGGAATGGCACGGCTTGGGTCCAGACAGAAATCACAGGTCTTTCGAAATGGGTCAACTATTACGTTGTAGTACTTCCTGAGATTAGCGGGGCGTATCGTACCTGCGTGGTGATGGGGCAAGTTCTTCACAACTCTCTTAGCGCCGCGACTTTTGAAGATCCTACGAGTATTTCAGGTTTAGGCGAACTCGCAGAAGAAGGCGTGATTCTCTATAAGATGACTTACCAGAGGACAAGCTCATCGCCATCAAATGCTCGACTAGTTAAAGTTCAGTTTATCGGAGCAAGTTTAATTACAGTTGTTAATGAGCTTGCTTTGAGAAGTCATAGTGGACTGCTCGATAGAAGCGTAAGTGATGCGCACCCTGCGAGTTCTGTGGCGGTATCCGCCGATGTATTTACGAACGTACTGAGTGGTCTTTCTACACCAACTACGCAGAAAGCTTTGGAAGTGCTGGATGCGGTTGTCATCGATAACACCGATGGTGCGGAGACTAAGAAATCTCCATCAGTTGCCGCGATGAAAACTTACGTGGCGGGGAACTCAGGGAGTAGTTCTGCTGATAATGTTTCGGTTGATGACAGTACTTTTAGCAAAGTGCTTGGTTCGTTATCCGCTCCAGCCAACGTTCAAAAAGCTCTTAAAGTTTTAGACTCAGTGGTACTAAATGACACTAGCGGGGATGAAACGCTTCAAGCCCCCTCTATAGCGGCGATGAAGACTTACGTCGCTACTCACGGTGGATCTGGTGGCACAGCCGCTGAAGATATAAACATTGATGACAGTACGTTTACTACGGTATTGGGCTCCCTACCAGACCCAAACGCACAGGAAGCATTTAAAGTTTTAGACACGGTGGTGCTAAACACTACCTCTGGAAACGAGACGCTTCAGGCTCCCTCAGTAAGTGCAACTAAAACCTTACTTGGAGCGCATACAGGTGCTACATCAAATGCACATACTGCTGGGGCTATATCAGTAAATACCTCTACGTTTACTGGTGTCCTCGGAGGGATCACGCCGGCTACGGCGCAAAACGCTCTTAAAGTATTAGACACGGTAGTTATCGATAGTACTGCTGGAGACGAAACGCTTCAGGCTCCATCAGTCTCGGCAATGAAGAACTACGTGTCGTCTCACGGCGGGGGTGGCGGCGGACCTATTGATGACAGCGGCTTCGTGGGAGTGCTCGGAGACTTGCCAGAACCCACGGCACAAGCGGCATTTGAAGTTCTAGATTTGGTGGTTTTAAATTCAACAAGCGGGAATCAAACTCTTCAAGCTCCATCAATCGCCGCGATGAAGTCTTATGTGGCGGCGGCTACTGGTAGTCGACTTGAAATACCGGAGGTAGCCGGAGAGACGTTTGAAGCTAATAAAACGCATGTGGTTAGGTACTCCGGTACATTGAGTCGAGTCTATAAAGCCACGAAGTTAACCACTACAGCTAATGGTTTTTGGGCAATCGGAGTGCTGCAGACCACGACAGAAATAGCTGCGGGTGATCCGTGTGTCATAGTTACCATTGGAGAGATAAACTTAAAGTCGGGCGATCCGCTACTCTCTACTGGTAGCGCTGGGAGTCCTCTTTTCCTTGGTGACGGCGGTACGTTTAGTGAGCTGGCTCCGGGATCGGGATTAGCCGCCGGCACGGAATATGCGTCATGTGTAATAGGTAATATAAAATTTAGGTCTGGAACCCCGCAAAATACGGTGATTTTCGTTAGACCTCTGCAGTATTTTGGCACGGACGTAGCTTAGGAGGGATTGAGATGTCGAAAATAGTTCAATTGAAATCTGGTCTTCCTAGCGGTGGATTTAAAACCGGTGCAGACGCTTGCGCAGAGCTTGGCGCTGCTGTCGTATCAAATGGATTTGAAGATATGACAAAAGTGTCTTTGCAATATTCTTATCCAAGCACGCTAACGGTTACTCATCTTGAAGGTTCTGCTGTTTGGGTAAAGGGTCTACGTTACAGCAAATTAGGGGTAGAGAGCCTCACTCATTCTACAGGAGAAGGAAGTCACTTCATTTACTATAACGCTTCTGGAGTACTGACGTCATCTTTCGGTCCAACTATCAGTTCAGTTAAGTGGGATTATTTAAATACTACGCCAGTTGCGCTCTGCTTAAAAAGTAATCAAGTAATAGACAATAGATGCGCGGACGCGCGTCGTCCTGCCAGGGGAATACATGACCTGAAGAGAGCCTCTGATATGGATTCCGGCACTGCTTGCAAAAAAGCGAGTGGTTTTGAAATAGCGGATTATCTGATAGGAGTCTCGTCATCTGATGGACTTATCTACTCAATTTCACCTGGTATAACTTCTTACGGTGACAAGCTTGAGAGTTACTCCGGCAAGTCAACTTCAGACAGCATATACTCGTGGGCTTTGAACGGAGTAGATGCTGCGTGGAACTATAGCGTTAACGTGTATGGATTTAGAGTTTCTCCAATTCAATACAATACCTTTTCAGGTGGGAGTTGGACTACCGTAAATGTTCCTGTCGGGTACTTCGTTAACTACTACGTTGTAGCCTTACCTATGGTTCTATCCTCGATGCGGATAGGAACGATCGTAGGTAGACAAATTTACAGCACGCTGGCGGAAGCCGTAGCAGAAGATAAATCCTCGGTTATGCCTGGCATGCGCGCATTTGATAGCCCCGTGTTTTTGTATAAGATCACTTACGAGCGCACGGCAGCGGCAGGACTTTACTACACTAGAATCATGAACGTGCATAAGTTCATGACTAGTGCGGAACATCAGGACCCGCTCACTACGGGGAAGCATATTGCGGAGTCAGTATCGCACACTAGCCGGACACTTCCTTTAAATAAGACCGCAGAGTTAGGCAGCGCTATTAATAAATTGGGTGAAACTGCGAAGTTTTCCCTCAATTTAAATATTAACGACCCGTATGAAAAAACCTACTACTTCACTCTTTCTGCCAAGGTGGCGTTTAAAATAAATGCGCTGACGGTGAAAACTGGTAGAGGTTCTGTAGTGTTGAAAATTCAGGTAAACGGTGTGGACGTACCGACTAGCACCACTACAGCGACGATGAGTATTTCGGAGAAAACGTTTACTACGGGTAACACGGTAAATGCGGGCGACCGTGTGATGTTAGTTATAACCTCAATATCTGGTAAGGATTTGGTAGCGGAGATTCATGGAGAAGTTGTATGAGTAAGATGCTTGCCCTTACCGCAGGTATTCCTACGGGCGCTGCGACTGCTACTGCTGCGCAAGCGCGCTCGAGTATCGGAGCTAGTCAATCACCTAGCGGAGTGGAAGATCCTTCTAAATTTAGTTTTAATTTTACTGCCCCTAATTTTGTGGTCACTTACACAGAAGGGGCTGCGGTGATGGTAGCAGGAAATCGCTACGAGAAGAGTGGAAACGAGTCGCTGGTACTGCCAGCTTTTACCACAGGCAGATGGTACATTTATTACAACACCTCGGGAGTGCTTTCGCAAACGTACAAGGATTTCGGCGAGAGTTATGCGTGGGATTGGCATAATACGGTGCCTGTAGCGATACTGATGGCGGGTGTAGGAGTTATTTTAAACTTCATGCATTTGCCGATTAAGACGGACTTGGAGCGAGATAACGCTACGTGGGATGCCGCTATTTTATCTGGGCTTAATATTTATGGCTTCTCTATTGGTAGCGCCACTTTAGATGCACTCACCTACGGGATTATTGCGGGGGTCATTCACCAACGGCGATAAAGTTTTTAGCTGCGCAGAGATCGTAGAAGGCAACGCAATTAACGTGTATAGGCGTGATGGTGCGGCTGGGGGTTGGCTAATAGCGAGTGACTCAAGCGGTCTACTGACTAGTGGACTCTCCTATAACTATTGGGACACTACTACCTGGCAGAACGTTGCTCTATCTACGGGCGAGTTTGTTAATTACTACGTCATCGGATGGGATACGCTCGACGCGTCTCCAGATGTTGTAGTTATTCAAGGGCAACATAAGTTTTCGGTTTTACAAGACGCGCTTGACGAAACCTATTCATCCCTATCAGGCACGGAAACTTGGGCTGGTGCTGAAGCTCCAATTTATAAGATAACGTATGAACGAACCTCTAGTGGCTCTCCTTACTTTGCTAAGATAGCGCACGTTAGCAGGATCACAGCGCTTTCTGAAGAACTTCATCAGAAAAGTGACACAACATCGGCGCACGATGCTTCAATGATTTCGTTTTCTCCGGTACCGACAGCTGTAGCGCTTGCGGGCAAAACTACCGCTGAGGACGCACTTAATAAACTAGGAGACGTGTCGAAAGTGGCGATGAACCTACAGATAGAAGTGCCACTAAATAAGACCTATTACTATACGCTGTCATCTAAGTTAGCTTTCAATTTAACGAAACTATCTGCGCTAGCCGTCTCTGGAGCTATGACGGTTAGCATCAAGATTAATGGCGTGGAATTAACGGGAAGCTCGACAGCAGTAGGTAACACTTTAGTTGAGAAATCGTTTTCTTCAGGCAACGCTGTGGCAGTGGGAGATTCGGTGGCATTAGTTGTTGTGGTTACTAGTGCTGGAACCGACCTTATTGCTGAGATTTCTGGAGATATAGTATGATCATCTACACCTCACAAATAATATCACCCGACTTAAGCGGCGGAGCATTAGTTTGGGGTATGGAAATGGATTTAGTGTATGATGCGGAGCCAATGGTTTTTTACTTCGTGGATAAAAAATCTTCATCAAACAACGACTCAACGCTCTATTATAATGCTGAGCCATTCGTTACGTTTAAAGCGGAGTAAACGATAAATGACTATCTACTACTGTGATCCTATTAACGGGAACGACGCTAACGACGGCTTGAGCATGGCGACAGCGCTTAAAAACTTTTCCGTTACCGGTAAGAACATAACCGCCGGTAATGAACTTCGTGTGAAAGCATCTCCAGACTCAACATCGCTCGGTCAAGCAGCTACGTGGACACTGGGTAGTCGCACTGTCACGCTAACTTCTGCGGTTACGCAAACGATTGATAACTGCGAAAGTGGGTGGGTAGGGGCTCCTAATATCACAGCCTCCCATGTCACTTCAGTTAAAGAGGGGAACACGCGGCTATCTATCACCGCACTAGCGGCATTCGTCTCGGGACTGGTTGCGTATAAGACGCTGCCCTCAACACTTAATCTTTCTTCTTACCAGCAGATATCATTTTGGGTGTTTGCCAATAATGCAGGAATGCAGCTTACTGGCGCGAGTCGTTGGCAAATATGCCTTTGCTCTGACACTGTCGGCGCTGTTCCGCTCGACTCTTTTATCTTGCCAGCCACGGGAGTTACAACGCAGCTCTGGCATCCGTACACACTTGATAAAGGTTCTCCGCTTAGTGATGGAATTAATTCGATCGCTCTTTATGCGCTAAACGATCCGGGTACGACTGCTGGGATTATCAGTCTTGATAATATTATCGCCTGTAAAGCGCCGTCAGCCCCCGACTCGCTGACACTTAATTCCTTGATAGGTAAGAACGATAGCGATAAACACTGGTATCCAATCAAGAGTATAAACGATACTACGATAATTCTAGATGGAACGTCGCAGTCAGATAAGAATACCGGACGCGGATACTCAAGACCTACAGAGACTGCTACTGCACATAAACGTGAGTGCTTTAGTACTCTAGAAAAAGCGGTGTCAGCCACAACGACTGTCATCAATTCTCTAGATCGAGGATCTACAACTTTTACATCGGAGCTTTATAGAAAATACTCTGGCGGTTGGGTTAACGACACTGATCAGACTGGGGAAACTTGGTTTGATGGGTATCACGGCTACGGCTTCTGCTTTGATACTACGTCCTACCTTACTCACGCGGATCGCTTCGGTGCAGTAAGATACTACCGCGGTTTTAACGGTGGCACTGGCTCCATGGAATTTAAGATCACCAACTGCTATGCGGTCGGTAATACTGACGCGGCGTTATACACAAATAACACAGCCGCTACTCTTAACGCTGATGGACTAAGACTGGTGAGTAATGGCAACTACCCTAGTACTGGGTACAAGACTATCTTAACCAACTGTCATTTTATTGCTGGGCTATCTATTGGTTTATACGCGGATAAGGGCGGTGCTTTAATAAAAGACTGCACTTTCTTAAATAATGGAAGTAGAGGTATTGTTATCTTTGCCGGCACCGTAAAAATGCGAAATTGCCATTTTAAAAGTAACGCTAGTTCAAGCGTAGAAGCCAATAATCAGACCGGAGTGATAGTCTATCTATATGACTGCTTATTGGAAGATCCCAGTGAGTTTGCGGGTGTTACTGGAGGGTATAGCAACAGTCGTTTTTATTCGCAGCACCACGATCGTATTAACGGTAATCATGTAATACTTAGCAGTTTTGGGCGTACACAGACTGATAGTACTACTGTTCGCATCTCGCCTGTTTCCTGGAAGACCACCATTTACTATGATACATATACTACGACCAGCTCGAGATACCCAATCTACTTTACGATAGCGAAGATATACGCAAAAGCTAATGTAGCTACGACGGTAAAGGCTTGGGGAAGACGCAGTCACGTGGGCGTTACGGGTTCGTTAGTTTGCCCGGGGGGTCAAATTGCTGGAGTAGATAATGATGTCGTGAGCAGCGTGACCGCAGCAATTAATCTGTGGCAAGAGTTAACCATAACCTTTATGCCAACAGTTGATGGTCCTGTAGAAATACAGGCGCAGTGTTATGCTACCGGAATTCTGCTAAATACTGAGTTTTATATTACAGACATGTCCATAACTTAAACGAGGTGCTAAAAAATGATGCTTCTAATAATCTCCCTACTAATATGCATAGCCGCTTTTGCAAACGCGGTAATGGATAAATTAAGCTTTCACTTTGACGAGTCAGTGTTTAAGAACTTCGCTTGGCTGGATCCTAATAAAAGCTGGAAAAATAAGTGGAAAAATGGAGACCCGAAGCAAGGCGAGCGCTTTTGGCTAAGCTCTACGCTTTTAGTGGCAACTACCGATCTTTGGCACTTTGCTAAGTTGGTGATGATTAGTTGCTTGGTGGGCGCAGCTGCTGTGCCACTTACCGCACCATTATTTAACTCGGCATGGGGCATTGTCGGACTGTTCGTAGGGCTCAAGATCCTTTACAGTGGCGTGTTTCACATCTTTTTTACTTACGTGCTAAAAAGTAGTTAAGACTGTATACTGGGAATCCTGGAAGGCTGCGAGAATACCAAAATGACCACCAACCAAAAAAACGGTATCTATTGTGATGATATCATTGAAGTAAGGGTGTTCGTCGCTCGGATAGACGAGCGTCTCAAGAGTATTGAGAGTAAACTCGATAGCACTTTAAAACAGACGGAGGAGCTGGACACCAGAATTCAGCGTCATGAAAAATCTATCACCAACTTTAAGTCCGACCAAAAGTGGATTGTAGGAATCTTCAGCACTTTATTCACAATAGCTATCTCTGTTTTCAAATTCTCTAAATAAATACTATAATAAAAGTGTGTAGGGGTGGACCCTCACAGAGGAGGAATTGGTATGGAATTTGACCAGATTACTTTGTTCCTTAAGGGATTAACGCCCTGGATGGGTAACGTCCTTATGATTCTGGGGGGACTTACTGTCATCGGTACTGCTGTGGATAAATACATCCCAGATTCAGTTGATAATGGTTTCATGAAAAAAGCCTACGAGATTCCCTTTATCGGGGGCTTGCTTAAATCTCTAGCCAAATTCAGTCCTTTCAACGTTCGCGAATAACACATACTAAGCGGACTCCGTTAGCGCGGGGTCCGCTTTTTTAGGGAGATTCATTATGAAAGTTGCCCACCTACTCGCCTTAACTCTCTCACTAGTACTCTTTAGTTGTTGTGGCAAACCCATTAAAGACGTGGCTGAGTCTCCGGCGTCATTAAACCAAATGCGCTTAGTAATGCAGGACTCATCTAAGGATAAAACAGTTGGCGTACTCCCAACTATGGACGAGAGTTTTAAGTTCATGGTGTTTGGCACCGGAACATATTCAGCCAGAGGTTTCTTAAGATGTAGTGGGCATTACGGAGGTTCCTTCAAGGACGCAAATTGGATAACTATAAAACCTCCGAAGCGTTCTGGTGTTTGCCTCATGCAAGTAGAAGTAAAAGAAAATAGTCTTGACTCGAATATATCAGGTGTATTCATCTCTGAGTTATTCGGAAATCCCGATGTACTGCCGCTTAGCATCGACGTAGTGGGAAAGCGTAGGCTAGGTGTTAATGCTATCCAACTGGGCGAGCACCCTGATGGTGGGGTAAGGACGCTCATAAGTGAAGATACCGCTGTTAAGATTTATACCTCAACTAAAAATGGAACACTTCGCTCCAGATCAAGTTGTAAAGATAAGAGTGGCGAAACGTTTCTGTCAGACAGCTTCATCATAGAAGATGGTGTTGTGACGACTGATTTATACCACCTTTATAGAAACTTAGGTGGTATCAACCAATCTTGCGTATTCAAATTTCTGGTAAATCCCGCCGATTCTCTGAAAGAAGGTGGAACGCTCTACGTCCACGTTTATAAAAAGTTCGGTTCTTGGTTAGAAACGCCATTAGTAGAGCGGCGTGGCAATAGGTATTGCTTCGAGTTCACCGATCCTTACGTGGTAGGGATGAAAGTAAACGATAAAGCCTCCAGCCTCAATGCGCAGCGGGTATGTTCTCCGCTCAACTCCAGATACGAGGTGCTTGGTGTAACTAGCTCACTCCGTCTATTTTATGGGGTGTACGATACTATTCTTAACGATTGGGAGACTATCCAATGATCTTCGCAACCGCTCCTTCCCCCCTACCAAGCATAGATGTCGACGTTATTGCCGGCATGCTCCAGAACGCCCTATCGATAGGATCCGCTCTGCCGGGGATACTAGGCGCTATTTTCGTAGTGTTTATCGCTATCGCCATCAGTCTGCTGCTCATCTCAAAATACTTCGCTGACGAGAACAAACGCCGCGACGAAGCGTATAAAGAAAGCAAGCGCCTAGAGCACGAGCATAACGCTAATCTTCAGCGTATAGCTGTGGACTATGCCAAAGCCGCAGGTGAGCTCTTGAGCGAGGAATACCGTAAAGACTACGAACTGTACTCCAAGCTCTTAGCCAATAAAGACTACTCATTTCTAGCTAAAATCGCCAAAGTCTACCACAACGAGTTAGCGGGGTTCATTTATGACGAATCTATTGCTCCCCGGGATAGGGCTGCTAGAATAATCCATACAGTAACGGGGCGTTAATTCGTACTTAAAAACCATACTATCGTTTGGTTTAGTAATACGATCTAACGTTGTGTGGTACTTTGTGTTGCCCGTATGATATTCTAGACTTAAGAGGGTTCTATCATGGCGATTATCTATAACTTTTTCGGTCAAGTTCCCGGCACCGTAGTTTTGCAGACGAACGATAATTTTGATGGATCGTCCCATACCGCAACCCCAGTGATTACTCCTGGTATGGCGGTGTTTCCGGATCAGTGCCTAGGCGGACTATTTGACTTCCACACTAGACCTCTGACGCATCAGCAAGACTCCATTGATATCAAGGAAATAGCCTGGGAAGGCGTTGGAGCATGTGAGGTTTACAGAGTATCCCACGGTAGAGAAATTCTTATCCACACCTTCTCTGCCAACGGCGAATACTTTGAAAACATCGTTTTGACACCCACTGAATACCTTAAGTTTGTGTCGACCGGCACTGCAGGGCATAAGACTGTAGCTGTAACAGCCACGCTTGCCATGAATCCATGGAATGTATGAAATGACGGTTTATAACTTTGTTACCCCTACAAAAATGAACCGGGCGATTGACGAAGCAATCGATGAAGCGATGGCGAAGAAGCGCGCAAAGAACACGACTGGCGTGATCATAAATTAGATTATTTGGCGACTAGTTACGTTTGAGATGGAGACTAATCAATGGCTATTATTCAAAATAACGCGGCTGAACGAAATCTTCTTCTAACTCTCGCCGATGTACCGGCTCTTGGCGTCGATCCTTCCACCGTGGTGTGTAGCTACAGAAAAGAAGGTCAATCAACGCTTACCGTCAAGCCTCTTGATTCGTCCAACTTCGTAGAACTCGGTGGTGGCTACTACTTCATTAAGTTTACTGCGACGGAGATGAACACGCTCGGCTACTTTTTCTACACTCTCACTAGCCCTGAGTTTGATAATTTTCTATACGATGAATTTACTATTGAGCCTGCACCTGGCGGGGAAGTAACGCCTACTCCTGGCATCTGTGTAATCCACGGCGTAGTGAATACTGCTTCAGCTACAGCCGCTCGTGGTAAAAAGGTGACTGCTAGACCTGTCGCGATGCCAACCAAGTATGAAAGTAACATTATTTGCAGCGGCTCAGTCATTGCTTACGTCGACACGTCGGGTAATTTTGAGTTGCCCTTGGTGCGCGGAGCAACGGTCATTATTGAGATAGAGGGCACTGGTATTCGTGTACAGATCGTAGTTCCCGATGCAGCTACGGCTGAATTTATAGACCTCGTTCCCGACTTCTGGGTCTGATAGCTAAACTTCTAGTGGCGCTCATTGGCGGACGAACGGAGTTGCAATCTCCGCTCGTCCGCCGTGACTGGGACAAAAAGCATTGTGTTAGTATTGTTCGACTACTTATGCACGAAAAACTATCTTTCATTCCCGATCCGTGCAACGGGAACTCAGAGGACCCCCCTAAGTAGGATACTAACTTATCACGAAGCCTTGTTATCAAACGGGACTGAGTGAAGCTCACGCTTTCTCGTTTGAGGACGCGGGTTCGCAACTAACGTACTGTCAGCAAACGGATTACCAATAGAGTCATTAGTGTTCATAAGCGGATCGCTATTACGAGCCGCCATGCGTTCAGATACCTTGCTCCATACCGCTGCGCCAACAACTGCAGCACCAACGCCAACTAAAGCCTGAGCACCTTTCTCAAGCCACCAATGAAAACTGGTGGGGTTGAAGCACACGCGCTCTTCTACTTTTTTAGCTATGATATCTACTTGATTGTTGAACAGAAGCGTAATCTCTACAGATCTCACGATATCTTCTATTTTCTCCATAGGTAGTTCATCACCAAACTCGTAACCACCGAGCATTGCGCAAACCTCAGAGGTTACGTGATTGTGAAAATCATTCCAGTTTGTGAATCCGGGACTGCCGACTTTTTGAGCTACGATACTATCTAGCTCTTTGTTCATCTCTGCTGCATTATTTGTGGTGTTCATTTTGTTGCCTTTCAATAATGCTGTTTGTCCACGTTAAGCTTATATCCGAAACCACTAAAGTTTTGCCTCGCGTCATAAACATGCTTTTTGATGAAACCCGTGTAAAATGTTATTCTTAGTGAGAAAGTTCTGGAGAAAAAATGAGACTAATAAATCAAGTTATTGATTTTACAGACGACGTCAGTAAAGAGATTTTTAAGCAGGCTTCTGCCATACCAGAGCACTGCGCTGATGGGGCTATACTCACTGCTGAAGAGCGCGCAAAACTAGCGGAAGAAGACTTTGCGCTGGTTATGCTCACGAAAGAAGCCTCCAGATTGAGAAAGTTCCCCATCACAGACGAAGCAAATACTTGGCTATCGTGCCACTACTTTAGCAAGACTGCAGCTAGACTCCCTCACACGGCTCAAAAGATAGCTGCTGCTAATTTAAAGAGAGCCTGTGCCATATTTAACATCACTCCCCCAAACAACGTGTGCGAGCTCGCCGACGAAACTGTTAGCAGTAACTTCTATGATGAAGCTACCCACGCAAACGCAGATCGATCGTTTGAGCAGACAGTGAAGATTGCTAGAGAGTTGCCGCGCTCAGAAAGCTCACCGCACTACTACGCGTTGTCGGGTAAATATGCGATGCCGTCGGCTGAGTATGTGAAGATCGCAAGCCAGTACTTTGATAAGCATGAGAAAGAGTTTGGTAATGCGGAAGATAGGCACTCATTTGCTAATAATGTGCTGAATCGCGCTAAAGAATTGAACGTAGATCTTGGTGAATCCGCAACCATCAATAAATATGCCTCTGACCAGTACAGTGATAATATTTCTCGTCAGATTAAACTTAGGGAATCACTGGTGGATGGAAAAGATGACTTATCCAAGTCGCTCAGTAAACTAGCCTCATTTAAATCGACCACAGAGCCGTCAGTATTTGCAAAAGCTCTTTATGAATTCGATAAAAAAGCCGGTCTGGAGCGCTATTACGGAAAATCTGTGGATGATGCGTTTAAAGCAACTCTAGAAAAAACCGCTGCCTCGGCGTATCAATGGAAGGACGCGCAAACAAACGAATCCATCACTGGAGACTTATTGAAAAAAGCTGCTAGTTCAAAGTTTGATAAAATCTCTCAGTATTTCGGCAAAACCGTGGCGGAAAACTTGAAAAAGCACCCAGTTGAAATATTTGATTCGCTGCCAAACGATGCCAAGGTGGTTATCGTTCGTCTAGCGAAAGGGACAATGTAAGTGAGTAATACTCAAGATCAACAGAAAAAAAGCCGCACCGAGGAACTAGGTAGGCGCACACTACGCTTGGTAAAGGGTGTGGAGCAGGTCGGCTCAAATCTGAAGGGCGGGCAACCTGTCAAGGCACTGCACCAAGCGATCATCACTGGGATAAAACTAGCAGACGAAAACGTTTTTTATAATGAGTTATCTTCAGCGCTTCAAGTTGCTGCAGCCTTGAAGGCGCTGAGCACGGATGCACTGAGCTGGACGCCGGAGGTTCTGTGCGCTGAGATCGATAAGAAGTTTAGAGGGTGGTCGAGTGAAAGGGTTGCCTCTGCCATCGCCCACTTTCATAAAACTGGTACTCTTTTAACAGACGTTCCTCAGCTAGTTCGTGAGAAGATTTACGCAATTCGTATAGTGGCGACATCCAACTCTGCCCAGACAGAGTGGCACATCTTTGAAAAAGTCGGTGGCGCGTTCAACGATCGCGTCGCTAAATTCGGAGAGATCGAGCCGCTATCAGCTGCGGAAGCTGCTAAAACCGTAGCTATAATAGAAGACATTCGACCTGACGTTTATGACAACGAAGTGAAAATATACATAGCGGGGTGTTGCCATCAGGACGGGCTTTACACCATAGAAGCCATTAAATGGTTGCGTATGTCAGAACCATACCTCCGACAGATGAACAGAGACTCAACCGGAGATCCTTTTGATCCATCAATCGGAGCTGCCATCGGTAAAAAATTAAACGAACTGAGGAGTTTAGAAACCATACCGGATTTCGACGAGTCTGACGTTGTGTCAGTACAAGCAGGGAAGCTACTCGCCATTGAACTTATAGCCAGCAAGGTCTAGGGGTTGTATGGGCATAGCTCGCAATAAAAGAGCTAACATTTTAATGGCGGTGGCGTTTAGCGCGAGCGACTGGCTAAATAACTCTATCGTCATTATCCGCTCAGGACTCCCTACAGTGCCGGGTGAAATCGGTCCTCACGAACTACCGTTAAATCGTTTTTACGAAACTTCAATTTATAAATACCTGCCTAGTAGTAGGACTAAAGAAGTGGGTCTAACTATAGTGCACGATAGGGCGACCGGTAATATAACCTTCTCGAAAGCTGCAGCAGTAGCCGCTTTTTCTGGGGTGGCATTTATAAAAACCTACTAGTCATGAACGATAAAATAAGAAATAATCACACCCAGGAACTTTCTGAAAAAGTAGATTTACTTATCAATGCGCTACTACTTCTAACAAATATGCTAAGATGTAATAGGACAGTTGATGGAGTATCTTTTATTAACGCGATACCAGAATCAGTTTTGGATCGCGTAGAACATTTAGTGACGTACGATAAGCGTAGACCAAAATCATAGGAGGGTATGACGCAATATGGCACAAATTAATTATGCTCACGTTTATGCTGGGGCAGGTTTCAGCGGCGAGCAGTTCAATATTGCGGCTGGTCCAGCCGACACCAGTATTATTGACGTTCTGCTGAGCGTTGGCGACGGCGCACTGACGGAAGACGCTCCGCACGTTCTCGTTTCAACAGGCGCTCTTGGTGGAGCGCGCGCTCTCGATATTTCAGCAATGGAAGTCGAATCCGCTGCCAAAGGTGGACAAGCTCTGAACGGTCGTATTTTCTATCTGTCGGTTCAGAACTCAGACATTTCTGGAACTAACACGTTGACCATCAGTGGCACTACTTCGATCAACGGTTCTGCCACACTAGTCATCTCCAATACTGGTGACTACCTCTTCCATCACGTCAGTGGTGGCGTGTGGCGTGTAAACGTTCTCCCGACTCCGGCTGAAAAGCTAGCCACCATGGCTCGCGTTTCATTCGCGGCGTCTGATTGGGATGCTGGCGCAAGCAAGAACACGATCAAAGTGCTTCAGACTGGCACTCCTGCCGCGGGCGAGGTTGGTCCACATCTTGTTACTCCATACGGTTCATATGTAGTTCAGGTCATTAACACTGACCTCACTCCGGAGTGGCAACATCGTTTAGTATTGGTCGACGTCGAGATTCAATTTGCGCCGAACGGCGACATTACTCTGCGCAAGTCTCCGAAAGCGGCTGACTTTGCTGGCGTAGTGCTTATCGTCGGCACACTAGACTAATTAAGGGGGTATCATGGATATCTCTTCAAAAATTAAAGCGCTGCGCGAGGAAGCTGAAAAGCTCTCTGCCGAGGAAAAACTAATTAAAGCTCGCATCGCCGAGCTTAAAACCGTCCTAGCAGAAAAGAAAAAGCAAGAAGAGCAACTAGCTGCTTTGAAGAAAGAAGAAGCCGAATTGCTAAAGCTTCTAGCGTAAGCGGTTTTTATACAAAATAAGGCGGGCGGGGAGTTTAAACTCTCCGCCCTTTTTAATTTATGGACATAACTGACAAAATCAGACAGCTTCGCGACGACGTAGTAGAAATAGATCGTCTAACGGCTGTGACCGAAAAAAGACTGCAGGCGTTGAAGACTTTAATCTCTGAACGAAATTTAGTCCTAGATCGTTTGGAGAACTCTCTTAAAGAAGAGCAACAACTACTAAGCTTGCTAGGCAACGACTCAACGTATTAATATGTAGGCATGGCGGGCTACTTTAATCAAACGATCAGAAGCTATGGTGGTCTGTCTTTAGAATACGAAGACATATCAGAGTCAGATTTTGCTGCCGCTAATGGAGCAGCCTACACCCCTCCAGAGCGTGGTACAGAAAGCAGAGGCATTCGTCGCATCAACGTTGCCAGGGCTATTCAAATTTTAGCTGAGTGTCCTGGAGTTATTGAAACGTTCCAGTCAGCAGATGCCGAACTCAGGCTTCCAGCAAACACCGTGCTCGAAGCAACAAACGATGCTGGTAATGGTCGACTATTCTTCGTAAAAAACTCGGGCACCGCAAATGCCAGACTACTGATAAAAGACTACTTGGGAAATCTGTTATTCACCCTCTACATGAACACCACTGTAATCGTAGTGGGGAACATGAATAACACGTGGGATTTTTACATGGGGTCTTCTGGTACCTTCCCTTCCGTAACAGGGGAACCAACCGGGTTTGTAAACACAATGTATGATTCGGTTGTTAGCTTCAATGAGACTTCGCTTCAATTCTCAATATCCCCAGTTAGCGGCTCTTTTAAATATTTAATACAGGGAGTGGAATACGTAAAAACCGGCACTGACACGGTCAACATAACTAACAACGATGGGGTTTGGTATTTCTACTACGTCGGTACGGTTTTGACAGCCAGTCAGACCCCGTGGACCATAGGCGACACTACCAAGGCTTTTATTCAAGCTATCTACTGGAATACGCAGGATCAAAAAGCCACCGTCATAAACGAGGAGCGCCACGGTTTAGTGATGGACTGGGCTACTCATCGCTATAACCACTTCGTGCAGGGATTAATACCCGAAGAATTTAAGTTTGACGCTTCTAACTACATACTACGCGGAGATGGATCGCTAAACACGCACGCTCAAATAGGAGTTACTAACATTGGGAGAGTTTTTGACGAAGACTTAGATATCCTTCCCGTCAACTCCACGACTCCCACACAACCGTACGAGCAAATCCTCAGTCCTTACTTAAATGCCCCAGTTCTCTACCGATCTGGAGCCTCGGGCTTCTGGCGTAAACTTGCTGCAACTGCCTATCCTTTAGCTTGGCAAGCCGGTAATCTGGCGCGGTACAACCAGTGGACAGGAGCTACTTGGCAACTAACCACTTGCACTGACAACTACTTCGTAAATTCTTATGTTTGCATTGTTGAAGATCCTCGCCACCCGCTTATTGTATTTTTGGGGCAGAATCAATTTCCAACCGTTGTCGATGCTGCAAACGAGCTATTCAAAAACCTCGTCACTGCCTTTCCGATGACGGAAGTTTACCCACTTTTTAAGCTAATTTACAAAACTAGTACAACTTATACAAACCAACCAAAATCAGTTTTATACGCAATCCTGCCAGTTGGCGAAACTGTAGTAGATAACGATCGCTACACGTACGAGTGTGGATATAATGGTAACGCTGGTGTGGGTAAGTACATGGATCGTAGTACTGGCACATCTACTTCTGAAGACCCTTTTACTCTCCCTGAAGCATCCTTTATCAGATATATAACAGTTCAAACTTCTGCCGACTCCACTGGAACAATAGCATTATATAAGATGACAGACTTAGTGAATCCCCTACTAAGTATGAGTATTACCGCCATTAGATACGCGAAGTTTTCGTTCTCTCAATACTTCGCCGCCGATGAGCAGTTCGCCTTAAAGGTTACTTCCGGATCATTCGCAAAGCCTCTAGTCACCATCTGGATACAAACTCAATTGGGATAATAAGCCTATGGACAGAATAGTTATAATAAAGAACAACCGAACTTCTGCTGCTGTAGTCTACGAGGGTCAGGAAATAGCTGCAGAGTCTTCTTACACTATTCAGACAGATGGCGAACTTCTCCGCTTCGCGGGTTGTACCTCGTTAATTCACGACTTGACCGAAGACTCACCACAAACGGTAATCAACGACGGGTCGAGTGATTTATCCGCAGTTCAGGGAGTGAATTGGCTAACGGGTAACACCGATAAACGTAACAAGGAAGGTGTTCAACTCGTAGATATGGTGCTCAGACGGGGACAGCCCGGAGACGATGGATTTACGATAGTTTCTCATGACCTCACTGATCGCACCACTTGGTATCAGGCTTCGGTCCGCGTTTCTGACTGCTCACTAGTAGATTCTGGAGATCACCTCACTTTTCAGGCAGAGGAGGGAAAGCGCCATTGGGTCAATATTTACTCGAGAAAATTGACTATAGATCACAACAAGATCTTACTAAAAGACGGAACACTAGCGAAAGAAGAGGACTTTGCAGTTGTAGTAAAAGTTGATGGAGTCGTAACCACGGAAGGATTTACTATCGACTTTACTACAGGGTCAATCACGTTTAGTTCGTCGCAAGAAAACAAAACAATCACCGCAACCTTTAATCACAATGACGTTGACGATGCCTCTAACTTCATCGTTAGACCGGTGTCTAACTGCAAATATTTGGTAGAGCACGTAGAAATTCAGTTCTCCAAAAACATGTCGTTTAACGATTCCCATATTCAATTTGAGGTTTGGGCGGGGGATCCCTCCTACTCTTACTATGGTTCCTACTCAGATGAGATGTTCCACTATGCGTGGGGACAACATGAAAACGTATTATTTAGGGCGGTCTCTGAAGGCTTGGCGTGGACTATTGCGGCTGGTACGCAAGGAGTCTACGTCCCATTTGACGGTAGTAGTACGATCAGTGCCATTGTCTCTGCTTGGAACACCTCTAATCCGGACCTAGCTATTACCTGCCTTGGAGATGACTCTCAAGTTCTTGCCGCAGGAGGACTATTTCTTATCGGCGGGTTTGGTCAAATGCGCACCAGGTACCGCGGAATGCGAGACCTTATCAACTGGTGTAATAATCAATACCCAGTCATCCCGGCGTGTGGTGAACTTCAATATGACATAATGTGCTTCCCTTTTAGGTACCTCGTTCCTGCCGAATTAAATCCTGCGCAAGGAGCCTTGGTTCGATTATTTAATAAAGACGATGTTGAGCTGACTGGTGAGATCGCAACGATTACGTTTTATATGTTAAAGGTGGATCCTTAAGATGAGAGCTTTCGTTTTATCTGGTGGTGGAGCTAAGGGGTCATTTCAAGCAGGAGTGCTGCTGCAGCTTTTTGAACAGGGAATTGTTCCAGACGCTTTCTTCGGCACTTCCGTCGGTGCCATCAACGCGCTCGGCTACGCCTACGGTGGGGCGGAAAAGCTGGTGAACTGGTGGCTTAGCGTTAAGGGGCGGGGGGACATACTATATCCGCACGGTATTCAGTGGCTTTGGAATTTCCATCGAATACTAGGGATTACAAACAGCGGTATATTTTCTACCGCACCACTTAGAAAAATCCTCCGCAACGCAGCAAGTGGAATAGAAACACCAATAGAGGCGGTAAGCTGCTTTGTGGACGTCAAGTCAGGCAAAACCAGCTACTGCTCTAACAAAACCAGCTCAACTGAGGACTTCGTGGACGCGGTGGTCTCCTCAGCCACTATACCCCTCATAATGGACGCCAACCACTACACGGTTGACGGTGGTGTTAGAGAACAAACACCCCTCCAAGAAGCGCTAGACCGCGGCGCTACTGACGTTTATGTCGTGCTCTGCAACCCACTGCACGAAGATCCCGACCCGTGGAAACCTAAAGCTAAAGTATTCAAGTGGTTTGAAGTTCTCGAGCGCTGCGTGGACGACATCATGTGCCACGAGCTTTTCATCAATGATCTGAAGGCACTTCTGAAGAATAAACCGCCGGGCGTCACCTTCCATGTTTACGCTCCCGACAGGCTTTGGATGCGCACAGTAGAGTTTGATCCGGCGAAAATACGAGACGCGATAGCCGCGGGTAAAGTCGCTAAACCTATTCAAATCTAGGCAGTTACAGCTTGCCTATCGCAAGGTAGGTAGGCATGAGGTAAACTAGGGTTAATGATAACAGCCACGGTAGGGTACCCAGCCCCAATAGATCTACAGTTAGATGATGGGGCAACGGACAGATACCCGAGAGCATACGTATTCACCGATGCTGGGGTCTCTTTAGGAACCGTTGATCTAATTCACCAGGATAAGGGAGACTATACAGGGTTCTTTACCTTTTCTAGCGCCGGGTACTTTCTTGTACATTTTGTCACCTATCTAGATGCTGCGCGCACAATTGAAGACGTTGATTATACCCGTGACACCGATCTCTACAGGGCTACTATCACCACAGGGCTTTCTTGCGAGGATCTGGAAGCGATCGCCGATCATGTTTGGGATGAACCTGCTGAAGATCACATAACTCCAGGTTCTACGGGAGCCTACTTAGAAACCGCCACCCATCCTGAAATCAACCTAGATTGTGTGGATCTCTCTCAAATAGCTGATGCTGTATGGGAAGAAGCAAAAGCAGGGCACACTACTCCAGATACTTACGGATATTACTTAGATACTACGGTTTCATCCCGAGCTTCTGAAATTACCGCAGCAGCTATAAAAGCGAAAACCGACCTACTTACATTCACAGGAACAGACGTCCACGCTGCATTTAGTCCCACCACGCAACAAGACGTAGCAGATAAGGTGTGGGATACCGCCATGGCTTCGCATACGGTAGCGGGGAGCTTTGGTGCAAATGCTAATCTTATCGATGAGATTAAAACAGCTGTCGACCAGATTAATGTTGAGACAGACCCTACTCAAATAGCTGGCGCCGTGTGGGATGCAACAAGATTACTTCACACAAACGCGGGTTCATTTGGAGAAGCCAATCAAGGGGTTGTCTCAGTAGCGCGCGCCAATAATCTCGATAATCTAAACGCTACCATTTCAAGTAGGGCGGCAGCCGCTACCGCTGTGTCGAATACCGACCTGACACTTGCCCGAATACAGAACCTAGATAACCTAGATATCGCAGTGTCGACGCGTGCCTCACAAGTAAGTATGGCGCTAGGGTTTGCGGCTGGAGCCAAAGATGCAACCGTTGCAAAAGACAGCACTGTCGCAAAAGAATCCACTCTTATCGCAATGAACAGTACGTTGGTTAATATAGACAACGACACCACTCTATTAGAGTCCAGACTTACCGCTACGAGAGCTGCAAATCTCGATAAGTTAGATGTCAACGTTTCGACAAGGGCTACGCAAGCATCTGTCGACAATCTGTCGACAATCGTAGCTAAGGACGCAACCGTAGCTAAGGCTGCACAACTAGCCGCGCTTGACGCCAAGATCGGAACTCCCGTTACAACGGTATCTGGGGACATCGCAGCAATCAAAACTACAGTGGATGCGGTAAGTACTGCTGTGAACACCTCTGGTGTGATGGTTAAGCCATCAGAAAAAGCTGACATAGCTGACAGAGTTTGGGACGAGACGTTGAGCGATCATCTCGTTGCTGGCACTACTGGAGCTAAACTCGATTACCTCGATAACTCAACCGCAGTGCTTACGCCTGCAGATCTTAGCGCGATTGCAGACTCAGTATGGGACGAAAGCCTTGTAGGACACACGAGCTCGGGTTCTGCTGGCGCCAACCAGAACCTCATCGATGAAATAGCTAATGATACTGCTGCTCTGGAAACACGAATCACCGCAGCCCGCGCAACTAACTTAGACAACTTAGACGTAGCTGTGTCGACTAGAGAAAGCGAAGCAAGTGCTGCAACTCGTTCAAGCGCTAACTTCATCGAACATAATCAAACCCAGACCGACATAGCTAATCTGCAACTCACTACGAATAGCATCTCAACTAAAATCGGTAGTCCAATCACGTCTCTCTCTGGCGATATTGCGAGCGTTAAGGCTGATACGACAGCGATCAAAAGTAAAACGAATAATCTTCCTTCTGATCCAGCAAGCCAATCAGCAGTTGACTCTAGGTTTAACACCGTCGATGCCACGACTGTAGCGACGCTAAACAATACCACTTTAATCAAAGTAAAAACCGATAATCTTCCAGCTGATCCAGCGAGTGAGAGTTCAGTTGTAGCTATTCCAACTAATCCAGTTCTAGTCACAGATCCGCGCCTATCAAGACTCGACGTAAACGTATCTACAAGAGCCACACCTGCCGATCTCGCTAACCTCGCCACCAAGAACGACATTCTTCTGACCGAGGCTGCGATCATCGGTGGTATTGATATTGTCGACGCTAAGGTAGATCAATTACCGACCAACGCTGAACTAACTGCAGCACTAGCTCCGATCGCTAAAGAGATCACACTACAGCAAGTGAAAGCTATTGTAGAAGCAATCCAAATCGCGCAGCTAACCGCGGAGCAAGTTTGGACATACGTAACTAGATCACTCACTGAACCAGTCACAACCGATTTAGACCTAGCCCCACTTGCTAAGTCAACCGAGGTTAACGCGGCTAAAGCGGAAATACTCGATGCAATTCCTAAGCACGACATCGATATGACGACCGCGATTAACCCCGATACCGACGAAATTGAAGTACAGGTGTGGATGGACTTGGATAACGCTACCATTGAGGATCCATTTAACGCTTCTATCTCCGTGTTCGATGGACTCGGAGCTCTTATTTTCAGCTCTCCAGTTTCTACAGATCACACTCCACAAGGGGTGTTTAGATTTATCAGAGGCAACGCAAGCGCGCTGCTAAGCCGCAATAAAACTTATGTCGTTAGCGCCACGATTACTCACGGAACTGAAACCTTACAAAAACTTAAATCCTTCGTGGTGTTCTGATGCAAGCACTACGCGCTTATTCACACTCAGCCATTCCAATCTTCTTTTTCGAGCCCGCTGAAACGCAGCCCCAAGTAGGGGATCAGCCGCCGGTTGAAAAAGCTTTGGGGTTTCCTCCTGTGGGTGGTTTTATGGTGGAGTACTCCGGCGATGACCTCTCGCTTTTTGGAGTAAGCGTAGAGGAAGAAAAGGCGCAGGAAGTCCTGTTCGCCATCAATGTACTCCTACCAGAAGAGCCAGAAACAGTCGTGGCGACATCTGTTAAACGCACTCCAGAGCCTATGTATATTGTAGGTCACGGAGTTAGTAGAAGTCCAGAAGAGTCAAATATATTCGGCGCTGCGGTTGAAATGGATGCCAATTGGGAGTCAACTGGTATAATCTCTTTATACGTAGCTAAGTTACGAGAGGACGACGCGCCTCTCGGTCTTGGAGTTGAAATACATGAATAAATCATTTCTGCATGGTTTTGAAAAAACTGCCGCGGCGTCTCTGCCAAAGTGGCTACGTGAGCACCACAAGACAATCAATCCGCTCAAAACGCTAAAAAACTTTAGTGGTAAATCTATTCATAAAACCAAAGCCGGAAGGGAGCTGCGCAAATGACCAACAAAGTGCGCTGGCACGTTTTTGATGACGCCGACGTTGATAGCTTTAACGTCTATAGAGCCATCACTGGTCTAACAGTGACATTCCCAAACGCACTGCAGAGCGGTGATAAGCTAACATTCGCTGCAACTAGCCCGCAACAGCAGACCGTTACGCTGCGACCCGATGCACCCAGTATCGATACCGTACTAGCTGACATCAACTCACAAGCCAAAGGAATCGAAGCCTCTAAAAGCACCGATAATACTGAGCTGTTCATCCGCTGCACGGCTAAAACTAATCCCAAACTTAAGCTTTTTTCATGCTCGTTTCTAACTCACTTGGGAGAACAGCCAAGGATCATAGTGGCTAAACTCGAATGGTCCGTGGTCGGTAATGTACTTTTTGAAGAGGGTACATCTGCCTATGGGTTCGATGACGAGAATGGTGATCCGCTCGATTGGTATCATGTCACCTCAATAAAAGATTCTGTGGAATCAATCCCAAGCCAAGATCAACAAGCATTACTTGTGCCAGAAGATTTCTGCGTAGTTGAGGGGCGTATTGTCGACATCCAGAACAATCCTATTTCGGGAGCGGAAGTAAAAGCCTCTATTATGATTCCAGTCGGAACTTCAGATAATGCGGGCATCACAGTCCAATCTAAATCAATGGTTAGCGACAGTCTTGGTCGCTGGAACCTGCCAATTCTTCAAAAACAACAAGTACTTTTTGAAATTCCGGCAATCCGGTATAATCAAGTCGTAGAGATACCTGAGCAGCCATACATCTTGTTCAAGGATCTGAAACCACTAAACGATCACTACTTTGCGCCAGCGGGAGAGCCAGAAGGCGGAGTCTAATAAATGAGCTCAGATCCATCACAACCAAGCGGTAATGTAGATCCGAATCTCAGGATGTCCTACGAACGTGGTAGGACGCGCTACCCCTCGCCATTTTTTGACGTCTCTCAGCAATACATCCCGCCCACAGTTAAAGAGATGTTTAAGTGGGTATACTTCTACGCCACCAACAACTCATTTCTAGGACCAGCTCTTAATAAGATCGCCCGCTATCCGATCACAGATCTAATCATAGAAGACCACAACGCTAAGGTAGCTGATAACTGGAAAACCCTACTGAATAACACTCTTCAAATTAAGACCTTCGAGATGGAAGTAAATCTCGACCTCACTACTTACGGCAACGCTTTCGTTTCTATCAACTATCCGTTCTCTCGCTTCTTGGTGTGTCAGGGGTGCAAGCACCGTCACCCATGGAAAACAGTTTCTAAGCGAATAGAAAACCTCTCAATCAAAATTAAATGTCACAAATGCGGTTACAACGGGATCGCTAAGATTCATGATGTTCAGTATAAGTCCGCTGAAGGTGTGCGGCTTATAAGACTTAATCCAGAATTTATCGACATTAAGTATAACGACTCCACCGGCAGACATGTTTACCTATACTCAATACCGGATAAGCTAAAACGCATGATCATGTCGGGTGATTCCGACATCATCGAGGACACACCTGAAATCTATCTCGAGTCCATTAGACAAAAGAAAAAGATTAGGCTTAGCAATCAAAATGTTTTTCACCTCAAAAGACCATCCCTTGCCGGCAAAGACATGGGTTGGGGAATGCCGCTAATCGCTACAGCGCTGAAAGACTTGTTTCACTACTATACACTTCGTCGTGGACAAGAAGCTGTAATGTTGGAACACATCACTCCGTTTGATATTTTGTTCCCACAAGCTAACGGAAAATTCGACCCGTACGTTCATTCCGACCTCACTTCATGGAAAGCTGAAATTCAAAGACAAATCGCAGCTAAACGTAAAGATCCGAACTACAAAGCGGTTCTTCCATTCCCTGTGGGATTTGAACGAATCGGCGGTGATGGCAAAAATCTAATGCTCACTCCGGAGCTAGATTTTCTCGCCAAGACCATCATCGGAACTTGCGGTATTCCGCAAGAATTCGTGTACGGCGGTACAATGAACTGGTCCGGATCTTCCGTAGCACTTCGTACGCTCGAAAACGAATTTCTCCACCACCGCTCACAGCTACTTCAAATGATTATCTGGATAGTCGATCGTCTTAGAGTTTATCTTGATATTATGCCTCCCAAGTCAATCAAGTTCTCTGACTTCAAGATGGCTGATGATATGCAAAAACTTCAGCTGCTCTTCAACGCTGCCGATAAAGACAAACTCGACTGGGAAACGATCTTTAAAGAATTGGGCTACGACTACGAAGTGGTTAAGCGTAAGATCGAAGAGCAAAAGCTCTTTGAGGCGAAACTTACAGAGGTACAGTTGGTAAGGCAGGCGGAAGCTCAAGCCAAAGCTCAACAAGTCGCTTTAAGATATCAGCAAAAAGTTCAGGGCTCTGAACAGCCACAGACAGAACAAGAAGCCGCTCAGGAGTCCATACAAGAAACGACAATTCAAGCTTGGGCAAAACGCCTTGCTGCACAATCAGTAGAACAACAGCAGCAAGCACTAGCTAGACTAGAGCAGCAAGATCCGCAATTCGCTGCTAAGATCAAAGCAGCGCTAGCTGGGTTGTCACAAACACAACCAGCAACTTCTACCAAAACCACACAGAAACCAAAAGCTGGTGAACAGATAGATATGCGGCAAGCACCGGAGCAAAAACCTCCGCGCAGACAGGGAGGCATCTAATGCTACAAGAACCACAAAAAGGAGCGCTACCTGTAGCGCTTGAAGAAGCGTCTCACTTAGAGAAAAGCCCGGCGGTTCAAGGGTTTCTGGCTGGTTTGAAGGGAGCGCTATTCGGAGCTCCCGCAGCGGGGTTTATCCAAGCGGTTCGTGGTAAGGCTCCCATTCCAGCCGCCATTCTCGGTGGATTAGGCGCAGGTCTCGCAATGGGTCTAGCTAAGTATCTAAAACAAAACGTTGAGAACGTAGAAACCGAAAGCGATATTAGATGGCATGCTGCCCGTATCAAGCAAAGAGAGCCACTATTCTTCATGCCGCCAGCTCAACATATGGGATCGATCTTCTCTAAATTCCACTCTAGAGCGCATCTACCAGACGCAGAGAACTAATCCATGGCGTTTATTGAGCGAACCACTCGAGCGGTTAGACGGTTTAATATTAACGATGCCGAAGAGCTCGAGCAGTACAACAGCCTTATTCGAGACCCCAAGGTAAAGGTGATTAGAGACCAGGTACTGACTCAATCCGAAAGCCACTTTGAAGAGGGTTTTAGCACTACCACTACGAACCATATTGTACTAGTGGAGGTTGAGATATGTTCTTTGTAAGGGGATTCGCAAAGACTGCCGCTCCACTTGGCGACAACGCATTTATAGGAGATACGGGCGGTAAATCTGACATTGCAGACACCACCGCGACTCAACTAAAATGGGAAACTAGTTCAGGTGCGTCCCCCGAAAATATTGGCTATAATGAGCCAGAAGATCTTAACACACGTAAAAAGATTCGCAGTCTTTTTAGAAAACCACGGAGACTCGTCAGATGACTAACTTCGTCAATGGCTTTGAAAAAACAGCGGCTAAAGCTCAAGCGGCTTCTAAAGCAATGGACACAGCAAAGAAAATTTTGCATGGCGGTAAAGATGTTGCCGTGGCGTTTGGTAAGGGTGTTAAAAGTTCTGGCGGGCATACGGTTAGCGACGTGCTCAAGCTTAAAGGTCTTTATTCAACTCCCGCAGAAGCTATCAAGCGCTCTGGTGGCATTCATAAAGCACTAACTACAGTTCAGGGTCGCAAAGCACTTTCAGAAGCAGCTGGAAAAGTACTTCCACAAGCCGTAGCTGCTGGAGCTTACGGAGCTGGCGCTAAAAAACTTTACGATGCTACTCTTGGTTCTGATAATCAGAGTGCTGCATCTATGGGGTACTATCAATGAACTTCCTAAAATCGTTTAAAAAAGTGGCTATGGAAAAAGTGGCTGAGCCACCAATCCCAGGAACGGGGATGGACAAACTTTTGAAAGGGTTGCGTGGTACTTTTGGTGGGCAACCTAAACCCCCAAAAACCACGATGGTAACTCCACCACCGACAACGCCTAAGCCTTTAGCACCAGTTAAACCGCTGAGCTCATAACATGGCATTCATTAAGTCGTTTGAAAAAACCGCAGCCATTAAGCTCGCGCAAACCATTAATGAACGTATTGGGAATCCCTTCGGAAAAGTCACTCCGAAAACTCCGCCTCCACCACCAGCGGCACCAGCCAATGTTGGGCAGGGTAAAACGATCGGTCAGATGATTGGTTTTCCTGGCTAAGCTACCCGGAAATTCCGGATAGCTAAAAACAAAACGTAGTGATCAGCTACGTTTTGTTTTATTGCACGGGTCATTTTCGCTTTCTTTTTAATTTCGCAAGATTAATCCTTTCGATGAACTTGCGGTGTTTCTTATTGTAGTGCGATTTTAAACGTCCCTCATCGCGGTAGGTTTTTCCGCAATGTTCGCAAATGAACTCTCCCTTCGGATAGGCGTTATCTACTGTGCTCCAATCCAGTTCGTATTTAGCGTGATGTAGCTGGATTATCTTTTTATATTGTTCAATGGTGCTATCGATGGCTTCCTTGTTGTTTTTAGCGAACTCCATGTAGTCTGGGCAATCTTTCTTACAAACTCCTTTAGCTCTAAGAACAGTGCAAACTCTGCTGTCCTTGATATGCGCAAAAAGCGCGCAGTGAATACTTCTATAGGGAATACCTTTTTTAATTACGGCTTTTCTATTAAAGTCCTTAATCTCTCCCTGCTTCTTACGTAGTTTCATACCTTCTGCACCCCGCGCAGTTATCACCAAGGAGCGACATTATGCGGAGAGGAACCATTATTTCCATAAGCTACGTGCTGAAATGGGTCGTTCCTAGTGCCAGAGCCACCTAGCGCACTATATTGCTGCTGTGGGGTCTGCTGCTGAATACTCGCGCTCTTACCTGCGTATAAAACTCCTCCGGTCGAGATCTCCAGCGCCGGCTTTCCCTTCTTTACTAGTGAGTCCATGATAGAATTCATAATCATAGCGCACAGCTCAACTATAAACTTAAACACCGCAAGCTCGATCGCTCTAATTACAAACTCAACCAGCATTGATTTCAACCTGGTGGCGATCTCGCGTAGCTTGCCGAGCCAAGCGTGATCTTTCCGCTTCTTAGCCAGCTTCACTTGAGACTGGATCTTAAAAGCAGCTTTTAGCATGTCTTTTGCTTCTCCCAGCATCTCCTCCTTGCTTTCTGACTGCTCATCCGCCCCTCCAAAATCAAATGGATTTACCACTGCCGAACTAGTCATAAGTACAGCTCCTTGTTATGGGTTGTTGGTTAAGGTAAACTCATACCGAATGGTTTCACCTATTAAACTTATATCGTTAACTCAACTATTTTTGCCCTCCGGTTGGTAAGACATGAGAACATTTCACGGCTCCGCGCAATTCGATGCATTGAAAACTACTGTTACTGATGCGTACAAAAAACTATTTCCAGTTTATGCCAAGGGGCAGGAAGGCAAGAGTCCGTCACTCCACTTAAAGAATATTTGGGTAGATGATGCAGAGCTGGATCCCAACAACTTTACAGATCAGAAAAAAACTAAGCTCGCAGGAAGAACTTGGGGAGCTCCCGTATTTGCGGACATCGAATTGAAAGACCCCTCAGGTCATGTCATTGACAAACTAGATAAAATTCGCATCTCAACCATTCCAAGGCTAACCCCGCGTGGCTCCTACTTGGTGCAAGGTAGTGAATATCAGATAGCCAATCAGTTCCGCAGAAAGGCGGGCGTGTACGTTCTACCCATGGCTACTGGGGATCAGTTCAAGGCGGTGTTCAACGTTCTGGGAGAAGGCTCACGCAACTTTGAAGTACACCTTGATCCTAAGTCCAATAAGTACGCACTAAAGGTAGGGCAGGGGTTCATGCCCCTCTACCCGTTCTTAAACGCGCTCGGTGCAAAAGACGATGACCTGAAAAAAGCTTGGGGTGAAGAGGTGTTCGCAGCCAATAAAGTTGACCCCAATAAGCACGTACAGAAATTGGCTGAAAAACTTACGCGAGTAAAGACAGACAACAAACAGACAGCCATCGAAGCGCTCCATAACTTCGGCAAAGCAGCGAAGCTAGATCCCTCTATTACCGAGCTAACTCTTGGTAAAAGTTACGCGCAGCTCGATCAGCACGCGATAATCGCAGCCAGCAAAAAACTAAAGGACGTTTACCACGGCGTAGTCGAACACGATGATCCCGAGAACATCCTCTTTAAAGAAGTTCTATCAGTTGAAGACATGCTTCACGATAAGCTTACCAGTAAAACCCAAACTGATGCTCTTAAGTATTCGCTATCCAGAAAGCTCGGAAAGCGCACTAAAATCAAAGACATCGTAGACTTCAGACGTCTGGCTGGTCCTGTGGAATCTTTCTTCACCTCAGACACCAGAAGCAGTACCCCAGAGCAGTACAACCCTATCCACATGCTCTCAGAAAGTCAGAAAGTTACCCTGCGCGGTACTGGTGGCATTACTGACCCACACACCATCACAAGTAGTGTGCGCGAAGTTCATCCATCTCACGTAGGATTCGTGGATCCGGTGCATACCCCCGAAGGTGAGAACATCGGCGTCACCATGCACCTAGCCGCTGGAGCAGTTAAAGACGGTCGCGCAATCAGAACTCCTGCAGTAAATGTACGCACTGGTAAAGAGGAACTCCTTACCCCTAAAGAACTGTACACGAAGGTAGTGGCATTCCCAGATGAAGCTAATATCTCAGATAAGGGTGTGCAGTTCAAAAATAAGCTAGTCAAAGCGCAGCGTCTTGGAAAGATGTTAGAAGCCGAGCAACACAGCGTGGACTACGTGATTCCGTCGCATACGACGATGTTCAGCTACGCTACGAATCTCGTGCCGTTCCTTCACAGCGATCAAGGTAATCGTATCGCCATGGCTGCAAAACACTTGAGCCAAGCAATCCCACTAGTCGATCGTGATGCGCCAAACGTTCAAACTGAGGTTGCACCTGGAAAGAGTTTTCACGAGGTGATTGGTAGGCAGTTCGCGGTCCACGCCCCTGAAGACGGAGTAGTAACTAAAGTTACGTCTGACTTCATCGAGGTCGGTAAACATAAAATTCACCTCTATAATGATTTTCCGCTAAGACAAAAAACGCTCCTTCACCACGAACCGCTAGTTAAAGTGGGAGATAAAGTTAAGAAGGGTCAGCTCATCGCAGACTCCAACTTTACAAAAAATGGTACGCTTGCCCTCGGTAAGAACTTGAAAGTCGCTTACCTCCCGTATCCGGGTCTAACTTTCGACGACGGTATTGTCATCACCGAAAGTGCGGCTAAAAAACTTTCAACTGTCCAGGTGTACAAGCACGCGTTTGAAGTTGAGCCGGGAGCCAAGAAAACTGACCTCCGCATGTACTCGGCTTACTTCCCGAACGTCATTGGAAAAGATCTGCATAAAAAGTTTGACGTTGACGGTGTCATTAAAAAAGGTGCTGTCGTAAACCCTGGGGAACTCGTAATCGCTGGTTTGAAGTATGATCTAGCCAATCCTGAACTCGCTACACTAAAGCGCATTAATAAATCCCTCGCACGTCCATGGTCAAACGCAGGACAACACTATTCGGGTGAATTCCCAGGAGTAGTGACAGATGTAGTTAAGCGTGCAGATACTGTAGAAGTCTATATTAAAGCCGTCGAGCCAGCCAGAGAATCGGACAAACTATCGGGCGTTCACGGCAATAAAGGCGTCATTACTAAAGTGATTCTCGATAGTGAAGCGCCAAGAACTAAAGACGGAAAAATACCCGACGTTATCTTGAATCCTCACGGGATCATCGGTCGTATTAACGCCGGACAAATATTTGAGTCCGCCGCAGGAAAAATTGCCGAGAAGACCGGAAAAACTTACGTGGTGAAAAACTTTAACGGTAAGAACACCGGTAAGGAAATTCTGAAAGAACTTGAGGCTCATAATATCGATGACATGGAAGAAATGTTTCTTCCTAATGGAAAATCGATGGGCAAAGTTCACATCGGTAATCCCTATATTCTCAGACTCTCCAAAACAGGTAAGACTGGCTTCTCTGCCAGAATGCCTGGCAGCGGTTATGACCCGAACCAGCAACCTACTAAAGGTGGTGAAGAAGGCTCTAAAGCTCTCGACCTGCTCACATTCTATTCGATGCTTTCTCACGGTGCTAAAAAAAACCTTGCAGACGCTCACCAGAAATCAGAAAAAAATGACGAGTACTGGCATGCAATTGAAATGGGAAAACCACTTCCAGCTCCACGACAAACCTACGCGTTCAACAAGTTCATCTCTCTGTTGCACGGTGCCGGCGTTAATACTGTTAAACAAGGTAATAACGTCATTCTCGCACCGCTAACAGATGGTGCTGTTAAAAGACTTAGTCACGGTGAAATTAAAGAACCAGAGTTTCTTCATGGAAAAGACTTAAAAGAAAAGAAGGGTGGCTTTTTCGACCCTGCGCTTACTGGTGGTAAAGCCGGCAAGAACTACACCCACATCGAGCTGAAGGAGTATCTGCCAAATCCAGTGTTTGAGCGCCCAATCAGATCACTCTTAAATTTAACCGCTGCCGATTACGCTGATATAGTGAGTGGCACTAAACATGTTAGTACTGAGGGTAAAGTCCTGACCACTTCCGCTAAAGGGACTCTTACTGGAGGCAACGCTATCCAGCATCTTCTATCAAAGATAGACGTAGATAAAGAAATAGAAGCTACCACCAAAAAGCTTCCTTCTATGCGAGAAGGAAACGATCTTAACCAGTTGAGCAGAAAACTTCGGTATCTGCACGCGCTTAAGGAGCTCGATCTTAAACCTCAAGACGCGTATGTTAGAAAACTAATTCCCGTTGTTCCGCCTGAATTCCGACCCATTTATGAAACGGCTAAACGTGGTTTGCAGGTGGCGCCAGTAAATGTTCTCTACCAGAACGTTGGTATCCTAAACAAGTCTCAAGATCTCCCCGTAATGTCTTTACTCGAAGATTCTGAGAAGAAGGACTTACGTACCGAGCTTTACCACTCGACTAAGACACTCGCTGGTCTCGAAGAGATCATGCGCACAAAAGAACAGCCAATAAGAGGTTTCCTATCGCAGATCACTGGTGACACACCCAAAACCAGTTTCTTCCTCAACAAGGTCATCAATAAACGACAAGACCTAGTAGGTCGCGGCGTTATTACAGCATCTCCTGATCTCCACATCGATCAGCTAGGTATACCCGAGAAGATGGCTTGGAAAATTTTTCATCCATTTATCATTAGAGAGTTCACTTCATCCGGTATTACTCCAGACATCGCGAGAAAAGAAATCGAAGAGAAAACTCCCCGAGCGAAACAGTTCCTTCAGACTGCGATGGACAAGAGAACCGTTCTAATGAATCGCGCGCCGTCACTACACAAATTCTCTATAATGGCGTTCAAGCCGACCATCACTGATGGACTTGCTATTAAAGTGCCCCCGCTAGTTCTAAAGGGGTTTGGCGGAGACTTTGACGGAGATTTTCAACAAAATCGCGTACTTGTTCATCTCACAGAAAAAGTTTTGCTTGAGATTGAGGAGGTACTTGGGCATAGTTACGCCAAGGAGCGCGATGTGACCGCCAGATATAAAGAATCAGTGGTGTTAAAGAAGGGCGAAAAAGTTCTCGCTATCGATCTACAAGATTTTCCTGTCGGAGCGCTGGTAGCGACTCGTGAAGCCTCGAAAGGGCAAATAGATCTCTATGAAGCTATTCCTGGTACAAACGTTATTGCGTACGATGAGCAGAGCGGACGAATCGAGTTAAAGCCGGTGACCTATTGGTCCAAGCACTACGACCGCGAAGTAGAAATCGTTACTTTAGTGTCAGGGCGTCAAATCGTAACTGATGACGACCCCAGAGCCGTGTATGGAATTCCAGCAGGATTTCTGTCACCTGCTAGGTTTACACCAGAACACGCCGTAGCTAAAACTGTATTAGTACCGCGTGCTATAAACATTAACCCCGTTGAGTCTATCGTAACCACGTATGTAGATCTCGAGACCGAGGAAGGGGACCTACTAGCTTTACCGCTCAACGAAAATCTTGGCTACCTGATAGGAGCCGCCGCAGGAGATGGCTGGAGTGACGACAGGCACTTCTGTCTGGCGTCAATTACTCCCGAAATTCCGGCTAAAGTTTTTGCCGCTCTAAAAGATCTCGGGCTAGTTAAACCGGACAGTAAATTCTATAAGTCGGATCGTAAACAGGCTGGGCTGGGGGACGTTAGCTCCAAGTATTCGTGTGGCGGAGCTAGACTAGCCAAGTTCATTAAGCACAGCATCGGGCATCGAGCGAAGAATAAGCACTTACCCGAGTACTTTCTGGGTGCGAGCAGAGAGTTTAGAGAAGGGTTATTTGCTGGTTTGATGGACACGGATGGGTCAATCTCGGTATCGAACGCAAAAGATAAAGTTTCACCGCAGTTGATGGCTAACTACAGCACTAATAGCCTTCGTTTAGCGAGAGAAATCCAGCTTCTCGCGCGAACGCTGGGGATTAGAGCTAGCATTACTGCGTCCAAAACTCCTGCGGGTAATCCATGTTGGATGATGAGCTTTTCAAACGTAGACATCAAACAGTGGGATGGTAAGAGTATGCAACATCCCGGAAAACTAGCCAAGCTCGCTAGTATCCAAGAGATAAAGAAAACCGCCTCCACAGCTAAACTCGATATCATACCCATCACCAAAGTGTTGGCTACGTTTATCGCTAAAACATTAGGAGCTCCAAGAACCGCTCCAACCGAACACAAAAGACTCTACGGAATTGCTAATCAGGCTGCTAAAGATGGATTCGTTTCAAGGCAGTCCATCGATGCTGTCATTGAAAAGATTTCACGCAAAGTCGTAGCCTCCCATCCCGACGGTCAAAGGTGGCTGGCACTACTAGACAATCGCGATGTCACGTGGGATCGCTGCGTATCTTTCGAGCGTACGGGTATCAAAGAAACCGGCTACGATCTCACAGTGCCAGGACACGAAACTTTCATGGCTGTCGACGGTGTCATCCTCTCTAACACAAGCACCATCCACGTGCCGACAAGCGACGAAGCCGTACGAGAATCTTTCAAGATGCTCCCTTCACAAAATCTGTTTAAGCCCGGGACCGGGGAGTTGATGATTCAACCATCGCAAGAAAACGCGATCGGTCTTTATTTCCTTTCTCAGTCAAAGGAAGGGCGCGCCAGAATAAATGCGCTACTTCCCAAAGACCACCACATCTCAGCAGCTCTTGATAAGAAGGGGCTGGGTAGTCTCTTCAACAGTCTAGCTAAAACTCACACCAGACAATACGCCGACATTGTCCACAAACTTAAACAACTCGGCGATTCGGAAACCTACGCCAGAGGCTTTTCAGTTGGTGTAAAAGACGTGGTTACCAGCACTGCGACAAGAGATAAGATTTTCGACATAGCAGAAAAGAAAGTGGCAGCACTCAAAAAAGCTAAGAAGCCGGGTCTAGAACTAGATCACGAGATCGCAGGTATCTACACTTCAGCTGCTAAAGAGGCGTACGAACATACTAAACAAGATCTGAAGAAAAGCGATAATGCGTTCTACCATATGGTCACCTCAGGAGCGCGTGGTAAGGACTCACAGCTACAACAGCTAGTCACTGCTCCAGGCATCGTGACCGACGCTAAAGATCGCCCAGTACCGATCCCACTAAAGCGTTCTTATGCCGAGGGTATTTCTACAAGTGATTACTTCGTTTCCTCTTACGGCGTTCGTAAGGGTATGATAGATAAATCACTTCAGACTTCGCAGCCCGGCGCCATGAACAAAAATATCATGGCGAATACCGTGGACAATATCATCACATCTCAAGACTGTGGAGTACGAAAGGGTATTGAACTACCGATCTCGAGTCACGATGTTAACAACCGTTTCCTTGCTTCAGATCAGCACGGCTTCAAACGTAACACCCTAGTTACACCGCAGCTAATCTCGAACCTCACCAAACGTGGAGTACGAACAGTACAGGTAAGAACTCCTCTGGAATGCATCGCTCCTAAAGGAACTTGCGCACACTGTTTCGGTCTTGATGAGCACGGTAAGGCCCCAGAACTCGGCGACAATATTGGCGCAAAAGCTGGTCAGGCACTATCCGAGCCTCTTACCCAATCCAGCATGAAAACCTTCCATACTGGCGGCGTAGCTGGTGAAGTTTCTATGCTCGGTGGATTTCCGCGCATTAAGCAGCTTCTCACAATGCCTAAGTATGTTGCTGGCGAAGCTCCACTAGCAAAGTTAGACGGCAAAGTGACGCAGATTAAAACTACCACCAATGGTGCGCATGTAGTTATTGCGCCTCTCAGTAAAGAAGGAAAGCCTGAGATTCACCCGCTTCCACCCAACAGAAAAATAAAAGTTAAACTGGGGGATAAAGTGCAGGCGGGGGATCCTCTCACCCACGGGGTTCTTAACCCACAGGAAATCCTCAAGTACCGCGGAATGAAAGCCGCACAAAATTACGTGGTGGATGAGCTAAAGAAAACTTACGACGAGATTTCGGGTGTCGGTAGGATGGAGCGAAGAGCCATCGAGACGCTTGTAAGATCGTTCGGCAACTACACAAAAGTTAAAAGCGCTCCTAAGCAGGCTGACTTTAAACCAGGCGATATCATACCGTTCACTGTTGCAAATCACTACAACGAGACCCGTGCAGAGACTTTACCAACCGCCGACTCAATGGGGTATAAACTCAGGTCTAGCGTTGGTAAACTCCCCCAATTCCATGAGATCGGGCACAAGGATATCGAATATTTGCACGGGCTGGGCTACAATAAAGTGGACGTCGTAAAGGATCCCCTAATCCACACCCCGATAATGAAGGGCGTGGAAAGGCTCCCTAAAGAAAAGAAAGATTGGCTAGCTCAGCTTGGATACCAGCACATTAAGGACACATTATCCGAAGGTGCTGCGGAGGCTTGGAAATCAAGTCTTCAGGGCGAGCATCCAATCCCTGCTTACGCATTTGGCGCCACGTTCGGTCAGAAAAAGGAGCACTACTAATGTTTAACTCAGGATTTGAAAAAACAGCACTTCAAGCCAAATTCATCGGTAAGGGTCTAGGTTATTCTGCTAAGGGAGCTCGCGCAGTGGGTCAGCACTTGAAACGCGTAGCTGCGGGTAAGACTGAGCTGCAGAAAAGTATCCGCGCCGGTAAAGAAGAAGTCATGCGCGCAGGCAAGAGTGAGCCTGGCGAGAAACTACTTCAGAAACATATCGAAAAATTCACCTCTGGCAAAAAACCACATGAGAAGCTAATTCCTGGTGAAACAAAACGGAAGCTTCAAACTGTGCGCGGTCAGAAAGAATTTAAAGAAGCTTTTAGAGAAAAAGCTAAGCAGCGTCTAGAGAAGATGGAAGAGTCCAAGCCAACGTTCATGCATAAACACCCACTACTTACGGCTGGCGGTGCAGTGCTTGCCTACAAGTCGCTCTTTGGCGAAAAAGATTCTGAACAAAAACAATTTCCATCCATCACCTACCCACAGCAGTACTAAATGAGCTTCTCTTCAGGATTTATTAAGACTGCGGAGTTCTCCAACTACGACGTCATAGAGGGCGCTGCCCCCAATTCAGGTCTCGGGTACGATCCGAGACTTCATGCGGGATCAGTAGAGATGGATACTCAAATAGCTAAAAAAAGCTCCCCGAAGGGAACCGCGGCAAAGCGCCGCCAACTATCAAACAAAGAGAGCACCAAATAAATAGTGCTCATCCGTGTTTGAAGAGCGGTACGGTTACCGTTGTACGTTGGTTTGCTTGATGAAAGAGAACGTTATCCAGTAATACTACCTGAACTTTATACGATCTCCGCCACCAATCAAACTTAAGCAAAGTGGCGACGCAACGTCGATCAGCATGTTCAATTCAACTCATCATGAGTTCCGTATAAGTCCCTCGTGCGCTAGGTACAAGCAATTACCAATAAAGATTTAACTGAATAAATCTTTCTTCTACTATACTTATACCCTAAAAACTCACGCTCTTGCCTAGCTGCTCTTTGCGTACTTTAACCCGTAAATCCAGCTCTTTTTTGTATCGCTTCGTATCTAGCGGAATGTCGGTTGGAGAGGCGTGTTCGTCGCAAAATAGATGCCCCCAACTATTGATATTGGCAGCTTCCTTATCACACTGCTCGTATCTGGTTCCTTTTGAATACTCACATTCACAGCGCATGCTTAGCTCCTAAAGATAAAAGAATGAGCGCGATACTTCCGCGCTCACCCCTCAATTACACAGCCGTTATTCAAAATGGAATGTCGACGGCATTGTAGTCGTCCGTATTACTTCCTGGACCGTTTGACTGATTACTCTGCGGAGCACCCTGCGACTGACCCTGCGGAGCAGAGCCGATGAACTGCACAACTGAAGCCACAATTTCAGTTGTGTACTTGGTCTGCCCTTCTTTGTCCTGCCACGACCTGGTTTGAAGTTTTCCCTCTACGTAGGCTTCACGACCTTTGGCTAGGTATTTACAACAGTTTTCAGCAAGCTTACCCCAAACAACAATACGATGCCATTCAGTGCGGTCCTGCTTTTGACCATTCTTATCCACCCAACTTTCATTAGTAGCGACACTAAAATTAGCAACTGCAGATCCTCCTTGCGTATTGCTAGCTTTAGGATCCTGACCAAGTCTGCCTACAAGAATGACTTTATTAACCGACATTTGAGTTACCTTTCATTTCGTTACTACTCGGACCACCCGAGTAGGATCATTTTTTAGATTTACCATCGACTATACCTAAATAGCCAACGGTAGCCCCAATAACTAGTGCTGCTGTAATACTGAGCGGAATGCCCAACACCGCAGAAACACCCACTATAACACAACCAGTCATAACTATATTATTAGCTTTGCCTCGTCGTGCTTCACAGTTAGATTTGTTTTTCATGAATCTAACTCCCCAGTCTCCCTTATATCGGCATATCCTGATTTTATGCCAAACAACAATGTTGGTACAATAACGTTATGGCTAGAGAACTTAGTATTTACGAAGGTACGCTCGATGGCAGAAATGGACTTACCTGCCTGGGAAGAATCACAAACGTAGACGCTGACGCTCGTAGATGTCGCGTTAAGACTATCGGTCTTAAGGGTGCTACTGACGACTTAGATTTGTACAACGTTCAGTGGGTGTCTCTCACCGCACACGACCAAGGCGATGAGTGCACGTTTATCCCAAGAGCAGGGCAGTACGGAGTTGTGCTGTTCATAAACTCTGAGCCGTACATTACGGGCTTCTTTTCTACTCTACCCGCCGAACCCGGCGTAGTTAACTCCAATAAAGTGAAGCTAAAACCCGGTGACTGGATCGTCAAAACTATCGGTGAGAACAGAATAATCGTTAGAGGCGGTGGTTCTATTGAAGTCGAATCTAGTAAGATGTGCCACACTTACTGGCTTCCAGCTAGAAACCTAATCAGCAGCGTATGCAAGGAATATGAATTAGAGTGCGACGGAGGGTTCTTCTTCTGGACTCGAGATAAAAAGACAGACGCAACCAAACTCGAATTCTTCGCTTACAACTCACTTAAACCTACCAATGCTTGCTCTGTTCAAATGGGTACCGGAGTAGGCGGAGAACTGCTTCGCGTTATCGCCGGCTCATGTGACGGAAAACCAGATATTCAAAACTCAGTGTTCAAACTACTGGTGCAGCCCACGGGAGACACCACTTTAGACGTCGGCAATGGTAAAGCGACGCTTTCGATTAAAGGCGCGACAGGTGATACGTCTCTGGTCACAAAAGGTAAACTAACCATCACTACCACTGGGGATGCAGCGCTAACCTCCGCAGGAGCTTTGAAGCAAGTCGGAAAGACTGCTAGCGTTGAGGGTACCACCTCAGCGCAACTAAAGAGCAACAAGGTAGCCATTGGTAATAGCGGAACGGAGCTTCTAGATCAGATCGTGACAGCACTTAAAGCCATCGGGATGCTCACTCCACCAACCGCTGTAGGACCTACCGCCCCATTTCAATCCGCACCTCAGTGGTCACAAGTTCAGGCTGCTATAGGTAAGATCGAAAGCATCAAGGGTTCCATCTCATGAGTCTTGATCCTCTATCCGACTGGAAGGCAGCTATTGACGCACTACCTGCAGCAAATTCCACCCCAGCTGGAACTCTCAACCTAGCTAATGCAATCTCGGAACTGGAAGATAAAGTGCAAGCCGGTTCAAAGGGTAGTCCTGGTATTCTAACTACAAACTCCTCCCTCTTCGCTGCAGGACTGGCGGCTATGGCGCCAACATCTGGTACTGGTTGGGTAGATACGATCGTAAGCGCATGGCAAGCCGCGCTTACCGCTAGCTCCATCACCCCTAGTACTGTTAATGATCCTACCACATGGGTAGCCTCATCAACCGATACTTTAACCCTAGCAGTCGTACCAGCTACTATCACTACTCTGAGCAGTGCCGTCAGCGAGCTGAGGTCCGAACTAATGGAATTGGCTGCGTCTTTTCAAGGGGGTGGAGATCCAGCCATACAGCAGAACGCCACCGAAAAATTTGCGGGAGCCTTCCGTAAAGCAGTGTTAAAATTCAAGTTTAATTGCATTGGTCTGGTGGTAGCTACTCCGCCGACTCCACTACTAGTAGCCATTGACGCGAAATAAACGTCTATTTATTCAAATACAATAGTAGGATATTATTGGGTAGACATCACACGATGAGGAGACAACCAAATGCCAGGTCTTGAGAACCTTTTTGCCGCCGAACCCAAACTTCCTTCAGTTCAAACGCTTAAGATGCCAGAGAATCCTCAAGAATGGGCAGAAGCCATAACGGTCGCTGCCAGAGAACGCTATCCTGATTTAGCTCATCTACCACTTGTCATTGAATTCCGTAAAAAAGACGAGCAAGCCGGCACCGCGGTAGGGGCTATTCACGTTACAAGCGACGACGATAAAAAAACAATCTTTCTCCCGATCGTCATTAAAAAGTTTGAACTATCACCTCTCGACGTATGGATGGAAAAAGACACCCAAGCCATTCACCCCATTAAGCCGGATACTTTTAAAAAGGCGTTCTTTAATCCGTCTTCAGCTAAAGGACTCGATGTCCGCCCTACAGATGTAGCCGGTCAGTACTTCAACGACCCCTCCACTTGGAGTTCCAACTATCCACCACTCCAAGGTCGATACAGCTACGCTTCTGCTGGTTATCCAATTCTTGATAGCATTAGCGACACCATCCGAGAAAAAGAGCTGAAAGAGTTTCGTGAAACCCTGCAAAAAAATGCCTTCGTTCTAGCTAAATTTAAACGCGGTCCTCACTACGAAGTAATTCAAAAGCTAGCGGCTAAAATTCCTACTAAGGATCCCGACTACGTAGCTTCTGCCACTAAGCTTATTCCGGTGGGAGCGGCTAGCATTAAACGTGAGGGTAAAGATAAGTATTCGGTCCTTTCCATGGCAGACCAAATGTTTGATCTCGCTGCTAGTGAATATCTGGACGAGTATAACTGCCGTAACTGGCTTTCAAAAATTACTGCCTTTTGTAAAGACTCTATCCACGACCTTCCACAACAAGGAGAAAAACTCCTTGTAACGAAACCGGCTCCGAAAGGAACCGTTTATCTATTTGATCAGACAAAATACTCCCCGGTCAGCGCTGACGAGTTCGCAGCATACGTAGTAAAGACTAAAACCGGTGTTCAGTCACACGGCGTAGTTTTCCCAAACGTGGTTGAGTTCAACGGTGATAAGGCTCCTGTAAAACTTTTCGTCAGTCAGTCACACTGCAGTTTCCAGACAAACATCGCCGGAGAAAAGAAACCAGATAGCGAAATGATGGCTAAAGTTCTTAAGCCATCCGCCGCTAGAGTGGGGCAGACCGGAACATTCGTATTTATTGACGATGGTCAGGCAATCGCCACCGTCCCTGTCACAATCAAGGCGATCGAAGAATACGGTCAAGCCCGTATTACCGCAATCAAACTGGATGGCACAAAAATCAAAATTAGCCGCGGCTATTCCGACGATCCTCCAAAGATGACAGAAGCGTTGCCGTGTACTAAACCTGCTAAGACTAAAGATAAATTCCTAGATGTTCACTCTATGATCGAGGATCGTCCTAAAGAATATACTATTCCAAGATCAATGATCTGGATTCCTATGGAAGGTTTCCAGGAAGTTTCTAGCTCTCCAAAAGAATGGATGCAGAAAGAGGCTGCTAAGGTATCTCACGATCCGTTTAACATTCGCTATACAGGCATTGTTTATGAAGCCTATGGTAGTGATATCGAAAAACGCGCTTTCAGCGAAAGAGAGCTGAAAGTAACCCTAGCCAACAAAGGCGCAGACGCAGAGATGATCGACTCTGTTATCAAAGTTGCGAGGGCTAAAGGTAAATGTTGTGTTCACGGTCTTCGACAGCTTAAGAAAAAAGCTGACATTATTAAAGTTGCAACAGATGCCTCCGCACGCTTAGAGAAAGCCTGCGCAGAGCTGAAGAGAGACTTAGTCAAGTTCGCGGCGGAAGTCGGCGACTCATCAATGACAGTTGATGCCATGTTGTCACTTAACTTTGTAAACCCCGAGAACTTGGCTAAGTTCGTTTCCTACAAGCCTGTGTTTGAGAAAGTCGCTGACTACCTGGCGGAGCTCTTGATGGCGGCAAGACTGGGTATTAAAGACATGTCCGAGAGTGCGCTAGTAACTGCGATCGCTCGTATTCAAGAAGTAATCGATGGTCTAGCTAAAGTTCAAACAAGCCTTAGCGGATCAGGAGAAAAGGTTTAATTAATGTTTACGCTAGGACTAGAGAAAACTTCAAAAGTGCTTTCAGCTAAAGGTAGAAAGCATATTAAAGAAGAAAACTTTGCGCTTCCAGGAAGACGATATCCAATTCACGATGCGGCTCACGCTCGCAATGCTCTAGCTCGAGTCGCTCAGCACGGTACTCCTGAGGAGCAAGCGATCGTAAAAAGAAAAGTGGAAGCAAAGTTCCCTAGTATTGGCGACAAAAGCTGATAGTGGAGTCAAGAGAATTCGTTGACTTCCCGTTACTCCTGGCTCAATACTTTAGGTATGGGTGTACCTTTCCACCGATATCTGACGTGGCTATGCTTTAAAGAGCTAGAAGATGAACAGATCCGCTCTTTTTTTGAAAATTTTACCATCCCATGCCCATCCAAATCAATGATTGAAGAGTACCGCACAAAGGCTGAGGGAATTCTTGTATCCTCTGCTACTAGGCGGCGTGTTAAAGCACTAAAGTACGATGCTTCTGACGCACTGATACTAGAGAAGTTTGGGCTTGGTGAGACGTATAAAAGGGATGTGGGCGGCATAGCTGGCGAACCTAAGCTTAAGGCAGCTTGGGATGAGGTGTTCAGTGTTCTTGAAAACCCCCTAACTAGAGTAGCGATGGACTGTGCTTTTTTATGCAGATACTCTCCTGAGGATCTGTCGCAGATACTACCTGAGATGCTAGGAACGAGCTGCACGTCTGCTGGAGTGGCACTCTACCGGAAGTACTTCTTCGATTACTCTTCGATGAGTAGAAGCGACTGGAAGGACTTTCTAGCCCTCACTGAGGACGTGCCCTACGTACACGTTAGGTATTACACGGCGCTTACAAAGCCTAAGGAAGAGACTCTGTTCCTGGTGGGGATACCAACTAAGCCCGACTTCTCACGGTTCTTAAAGAACGTGCTAGCTACCGCGGATTTTAAATTTAAGTACTACTCCAGGCTATCATCTCCGGATAGTGACGCTCAGGCTAAGACTTGGGCTAAGGTTGGGTTTGAGGCTGGGGTTAGATATGAGAAGGTGTCGACTGGCGACGTGACTGACTTCTCGTCGGCGGTGCAGACTGAGTTCGATATGCTTGACCCCACGTTCCAGACGATCGATAACGACCTTCTTAGCCAAGTGAAGACGCAAGCATCGGTGGAAGAAAAGCCTACGTCCGCCCCTGCGTTACCTGCCGAACAGACCTATAATATGAACGACGTTTGAGCAAACCGCTCGGGTATTGTTCTTTCAGTTTTATGCAAGAGCGACCCCGTTTTATGCAAGCTATTCCAAGAATTGACGCGGTGCTCAGGTCATTCGTAGAAAAAGCCACTGTCAATTCTTTGACAAAGTTTTGAGATTTTGTCAAAACTTTGACTAACGCACTGTTTCGTATTTGTGCATGCATGCGAAATGACGCGCCCTCTCTGGAACGAGCAGGTGCGTTAGTGTAGCGTAATTTCAAGTGAATTTTATGACGCGGTGTTTCGTATTACTATTCCATTCCTATAAGTAAGGTCTTATAGGGATAAAAAATTTTAATGGGGCGCGCTCCCGCGTTTTTCTTTTCCCTACAACCCTTGTGATATTTGGTCTTGAATAGCTTGAATAGAAATACGAATCGGTGCGTCACAAATTGCTCCGTGCGTCTAACGCGTCAATACCTGATCGACCAGTCAGGTATTTCAATACTCAGTTGCAATACCCGTTGACTGCGGTGATAACTAAAGTATGGGAGACTCAGAGTTAGATTTCTTGCGCAGCGGCAGTACTGACGAGATAGAAGCCAACAGAGCAGCTTCCAGCGATGAGAGACTCAAATCTCTAGCCTCTCCGGAACGCGTCGCCAAAGTCATGTCTGCGCTTAAATCTGATGGCTCCACCAAGACCCTGATCAAGGCTAAGAAGTCAGACTGGATACGAGCCCTGATCCACCTCGACGGCACTAACTTCGACTTCTCTGGACGCGACTACCTAAAACAGATCTACGATACGAAGCATCCGCATAAACTTCTTGTCACGGGGCGTCAAGTTGAAAAATGTCAACCGATTTGGTCAACTATTCACAGAAGCGATGGGGGTGAATGTCGCATAGATGAACTTCGCTTAGGGGACTCTATCTGCGCCATGAACCAAGGGGGCATACAGACGCAGGACTTAGTGTTAGCCTCGGAATCTAACGGTGTTAAAAAGTGTCTTCGCATAAAAACTCGCCTAGGCTCTACGATTGAAGCCACGTTGAACCACCCCTTTAGAAAACTACTCACATGGGAGCAAGCCTCTAAGCTAATAGTTGGTGATAAAATCGCGGCACTTCGCAGTGTAGGGTTTTTTGGAGATAAGCAAAACGATCTGGCGATGGTAGTGGGGCTTCTGTTTGGAGATGGAAGCTTCAGTAATAGACTCATTTCGCTGGCGTGTGGAAGAGCTCCTATCCAAGAACTATTTGAAAAAGAGTATATTAGGCTAGAGGGTATAGCGCCTAAGTTTAGTTTGTCGAAAGGCTCAAAAACACAACGAACCTATCGAGTCAGTGTCTCTACTAAAATAGCAGCGTGGTTCTACGAGCACGATCTGATAGGTATGGTTGCAAGCATCAAAAAATTACCCGCCGAAGTTTTCTCTTACAATAAAGAGTCAACTCGAAATTTGATCCGAGGACTTTGGGCAACCGATGGGCATTGTAAGAACGTAACCTCTTCTAAGATTGATTTAGTTTACTGCTCCACTAGCGAAACACTTGTTAGACAAGTGAGACTACTACTAAGAAAGTTTGGAGTTCTTACAACACTTCGTACGTATAAGCCCCAGCGAGGACAAAAAGCATTCCTTATTAGAGTAGTCACAAGAAAATCCATAGAAGCTTTTCATCGTGACATTGGACCTATTCCAGGAAAACCATTTAATATTCCCGGGTGTGAGAGCAATAGCAATTTAGATACTGTCCCTAGAGAAGTACTCAACGTATTGAAGAAAGCAAAACGTGCTGCCGGTTATGGTGGAAGATGGGGCAGCGACAACAAATGCTTTGAGCGAGATTCAGGGTTCCGGTTTAAGTCAAATTATTGCCCAACATTTGAGAAGTTAGCTGCTGCGCAGTCTTTACTCAACAACTCTACCATACAGAAAATCTTAGACTCGGATATTATTTGGGATGAGATTGTATCAATAGAGGATTTAGGAGACCAACCAACGTGGTCTATTCAAACCCAAACAGAAACCTACATCTCTGATTTCATAGTCCAGCACAACTCTACAATGCTAGCTAACGAGATCATCATCAACTCGGTAGTGATACCTTATTTCAAAACTCTATATGTATCGCCGTCGCATGATCAGACAAGACAGTTCAGCAACGGAAAGTTAAAGCCGTGGATCGAAGATAGTCCTCTTATTCAAAAGTACTTCCAGAACTCTGCCGTATCAAAGCAGGTCTTTGAGAAGAGCATGTCAAACGGATCGATTGCGTTTCTCAGGTCAGCTTTTCTAAGTGCTGACCGAACACGCGGAATATCTAGTGATATACTATGCTTAGACGAGATTCAGGACATTTTAACGTCAAATATTCCGGTCATTACCGAGACCTTATCGCATAGTAAGTATGGGTATAAGATTTTCGCCGGCACTCCAAAGACTCTTGAGAATCCTATCCAGCAGTACTTTGAGATGTCTAGCATGTGCGAGTGGTTGATACCTTGTTTCGCACACTCGCCGCCGCACTGGAACTACATTGATGAGAAGAGTATCGGTAAGGACGGACCAATATGCAATAAATGCGGCAAGCCCATTAATCCTGCTGAAGGTAAGTGGATAGCATTCAATGATAGTCGAGATATTCTGGGGTTTAGGATTTCACAGATCATGGTGCCATGGATCTATCAGAATCCTCTGAAGTGGAAGGAGTTCTTGTGGAAGTACGAGAACCTTTCGAGAGGTATTTTTTATAACGAGTGCTTGGGTATTTCTTTTGACTCCGCAAGCAAGCCTATTACGCGCACTGAATTAGTTGAGTGCTGCTCGTCAAAACATCCACTACGCTATCATCCAGACTCCTTCACGCATAAGATAGATCTATTTGCCGGTGTGGATTACGGCGAGGGCTCGGACGGAACAGAACGGGGTATGAAAGGAAGGATGAAGAACGCTTCGTACACAGTTCTTACGATAGGAGTCTATCTCGACCCAACACATTTTCATTACTTATTTATGAAACGGTATACTGGAGAGGAAGCTCTCCCAGCTAACTGTATCGGTGACATTATAAATATTGCACGAGCGTTTAGGGTTAAGTGCGTTGGTGCTGACTGGGGTCATGGATGGGGAGTTAATGAGCAACTGGAAACTGCTCTCGGAAAGTCGCGCGTAATTAAGTTTCAATACGTAGGTAATCAGCGCGAGCGTAAAAAGTTTGATGAGATAGGACTTAAATACCAACTAGGTAGAACAGAAGTGATGACAGACTTTTTTACAGCAATAAAAAACCACCACATAATTTTTCCGGCATGGGAGTCAGTTAAAGATTATCTGTGTGATATCGAACATGTTTACGCCGAGTACGGAGATGGGGGAAGGTCGCTTAAGTATGACCACAAACCATCGGAGCCTGATGACGCGCTTCACTCAATGATTTATTGTAAGGAAGCCGCGGACAACTATTTCGGTAAGCACAAATAGATAAAAAAACTAACAGTGTTGTATTAGCCGACCCCAACGCGAATCGGGGTCGGCTAATACTTTATTTACGCGCTAGCTTTTCTTATCATTGAAAGCTCCCAGTCTCCAGCGAGCCAACGGTACAAATACCTCGCCCGGATCTGGTAAGCGGTGTGAGTAGCATTGCGCACGCATTTCGTCGTAGTCAGAGTGCATAAGATTATCTGAACACCAACCCACTTTTAATAGCTCGGCGTTCAATCCAGCGCTTGGATAATTGTTATCTGCTGACACACTAAAGAGTAACACTGGCAATATACTCCAGCTATTTGCGAGACAGATCTTTAAGATTTCTCTTAAGATATGATCGCTTTCATAGCGTGAGCTAGAGCGTATAGCATTATCAAATTCACCATAAGATATAAGCTCCCCTCTAGCAGCTGTGAGTAAAAGAACATTAAGACCAGCTGCTATTCTGAAGCCTCTGAGTTCTCTTGCTCTTTCAATACCAACTTGGGTTGCTTTCTTATTGTCGTAGCCTGCTTTTTCTTCGCAGTCTGCGAGTGCTTTCTTATATGCATCGAACGATTTAATAGTAAGCATATAGCTTCCTTCATTTGATCCCTTATTTTTAAAACTGCGCCACATCGCGGGATCTTTTCCAGTGGCACACCTTTGGATATTTGGACCGATATAGCGCTCGGTTCCCACACGCATTTGTTATTACTCACTATCGGAAGACTCAGAGAGTTTAAGCTTCATAAGTTCTTCGTCTAGTGTAGGAGCAGCTTCAAACCCTTCGATATTACCGCGCTTGTCGCAGCACTTACCTTTTGGTTTAGGTTCGTTTGGCGACAGCCCAACATATATACGAAGTGTTCGATACTTTTCCTCTGTATTGGCTTTATCTATGTTCAGATTTTTCAGTGCCTGTTCGAGCTCAGCTTTTTCAGCAATAAGACGTTTTTCTCTCGCTTGAACTTCTTCAACGTCTATGTGAACAACGGCACCGCTTTTAGTGATAGCCATGCCAGGTTTAATGTGTTCTTCCTGCATAGCATTTTCCATTGTGCGCATCTCTTTATACACTGGCTGAGATGCACACGCGCTTAGGATAACAAGAGACACTGACGCAACCATTAGTGTTATGTTTTTCATAACATCCTCCTATTTGTTTCAGTTACTTGTTTAATTAACTCGACCTGACTGTGTTTAAATCTTTAATTAAGACGTACCAACGAGCTGATGAACAGCAGTACTCGTGGGTACGTCTCATTTCACTACGACACGTCACTTGACATTACTTTAACCTCACGGAACTTTACCTTACTTCACATGACGGCACCACGACCATACTTTACTCGACCATACGTTACCATGACTTTACTCTACTCAGCAGTACCATACGGTGCTTCACAGTACCCGCACGCCACTCGACTAAACGGTACCATACCTCCACAACACAGAACGGCACAAAACCCCACCCCACATTACCAATACTGGACTGGACAGGACGACACATAACCCTTACTGAAAGCCATCCATGGCAAACAAGTAGTTACGCAGATTCGATCGTGCACTTGAACTGTCCGTAGCCTGCGTTTCTCCACTGACCTAAGCCCGACACTCTTCCGTATGAGAAGAGTTTCTTTAGAGCTTCTTCAGTGAGCGGGGAATTCTCAAGCACGAGAAGTGTGAACTTGAGAGCGGCTCCGGATTCAATGCACTCGCTTTTAGCTACAGAGACGCGTGGACCTTGAGCTGTCATAGCTCTCAGTGAACGCTCACAGTACTTGATTGAGCCATCAGCACTCTTCATCACGTCTTTATCAAACGAGATGAATTGTTGCTCAATTGTTACGTGTTGATTAATGATCGATTCCGTATAGCTTGCTGAGTTGAGGATCGTACCATTCTTTTTAGGAAGAGTACGAGCTACCGCTTCAGCAGCTGCTTTTAGGAATCCTTTAATCATGTGATCTCCGATACACGGCATTCCTGCCTTGTCGCGGAAGAACACTGTAACGCCTCGAAGTTCTTGCTCGTCGAGAGTTTCTTTTAAAGATTCGAGTTCACCTTTGATAGCAAGTTCGCGTTCTTCTGAGGTGAACTTTCTACCCACGAGAGTTTCAAGCTTATCGAGAAGCTTATCGGTTTCAAGTTTACCGCGCTCTTCGGTGATCTGTAGAGCTTCTAGGTACTTATTAATCTCAGCGTTGTAGCTACCTTTCTCTTGAATAAGCTTACGCTGCTTTTGAATGATATGTTGTTCGTGAATCGACGGATCCGCCGGATTCGTGCCCAAAATGTCACGTGTGAATGACAAGACTACTTTATATTCTTTAAACATTTTAATACGCTTTCAAATAAAAGCGGTCACGCTCTACACTAGTTCATAGAGCGTGACCGCTAGTTTTAGGTTTTACAGTACTTCTGGCTTAGATTTCTTGCCTGGCTTTTTATTAGCTGCGGCAGGATTCTTAGCCGGTCTTCCACGCTTCTTTACGGTGCTTGGCGGCGTTGCATCGTCGTTAGCCATAAAGCGATCGTAAGCTTTCACAGCTACTGCGCCTGCTGCTGCGGAAGCGACGTAAGGAAGTGCTTTCTTAGTTACTGACCATACTGATGATAGAAAACCACTCATGGGATCCTCCTAATGAGTTTGTTTATGTTGTTGATTGTTGGTTGTTGCTAGCAACATTGTCTCGACCAACATTCGAGACAATACTTTAAAAACTTTTTCACTAATAATCTTATACCCGAAAATGGCTATTTTTATCCAATAGTTAGATATTATACCCTATGGGGGTATAAAAGGTGTGCGCATAACAGATAGCTTATGCGCACACCCAGATTCAAATTACTCTGAGAACATCTCAGCAAGCTTACTTTTAGCTTCAGCTTGATGTTCTGCGGGCACTTCTTTTAGATTTATGTTTACGGTGACAGTTCCATCTTCGTTAGTGATAGCTTTACCAACCATGTAGCTGTCACCACCTAGATCAAGTCTTATTGACATCTTCTTAATATAACCGCTTGAAAACGCCATAAGAGTCACGTCACTAACAATCTCTCTTACCACTTCTCTTAACCTAATCATATTCCGTACCTCCATAATGAAGTGGGTGCGGATTAGAAGTCTCCGCACCCGCTGACATGATTCTGGTATTACTCGGCATTTATTGAGATACCGGTAGTACCTGTTAACGAGGTCATAAGTGCAGGATCTGAACTAAAGTCTACACTCGTCACTGTAGCTCCATAGAACCCCGTGGGGGCAGCTATGTCTACACAGGTAGATGAGTCGTAGGCTTTATAGGATCTAACAGTCCTTGACATTATGTCGTTAGTTAAAGCGACATAATATACACCGTTATTGTTCAGCAGGACTTTGAGCATAGACCCAGCATCAGGATCATTATGACCTGAGGTTAGTCGGTTAGTCCTGACCACAGGAGTTCCGACGCACCCCAAACTAGGGTAGTAGATACGGGCACGAAGTCCGTACTCACTACCGAACTCGTTCTTATTTATGTTGACTACGAACCCACCAGTAGTATGCCAAAACGCAATGCCAACTGCGCTTTGACTAATTAGAGTTCCCATTACAACACCGAGCGAGTTCCTTACTACGAACCGAGGAGCAGCTGTACCAGCAGGACCCTGGGCACCTTGAGCGCCCTGAGCACCTGTAGCTCCAACCGCACCCGCAGCACCTGTAGCTCCTGTGGCGCCTTGTGGTCCTTGAGGACCTTGAGCGCCATTAGATACTACAGCAGTGTTACCGCTTGGATCTGTGATACGAACGCCGTCTGACAGCTGAGTAATGGTGATTGAACCAACACTCATACTTTCACCGACGCTAAGGTTAGTAGCCGCACCGTCCACTGGCATGACTGTTACGGATTCACTTACACAACCTGAGAGAACAGCTACTGAAGTTACAATCAAACTACCAACTGACATCATCATGAGCTTATTCATAACGTCCTACCTTTCATGATTACATTGATTGGATCGCGACGAGCTTCACAGTGAACGCACGACATGTGCGAACTTACTGAGCGCATCGTTTGTTTCTTGCAGTAAGCGTCTTCTGAGAATCTTTTGTAGTAGAGGTAGCTCTGAGATATATTTTTTGTGAGCGATTAGAGTATTTGCTAATTGCTCAGTCAAATATTCTTTAGCTATCTTTACTGCTAGTACGTCGTCGACCTTAGAGGTATCAAATTCTCTATCGTCGTCTAAAAGTGCTAGCTTAAAATTCTCAGCAGTTTGCTCAGCACATCCGATTACAAGTTCGTCTGTGCTTTTTAGTTTCACTAGATCTACAATCGTCTTCGCGACAAGATCACCCAACAGTGATTTTTCTGACATTCTTTTTCGTTGGAGTGTCTGGCTTGGCGACGCGTGGTTTTTTACGTTCGACATTTTGCAGTCCTCCTTTTTCTTCGATTGATTTGATGTAGTGTCTTACGGCTACGATTACCCCGCCCGCTACTTGCTTCATTTTGGAAATGATAAGTAGTTTGGCAAAGTGCGCAGCCTTGTCAGCACCTACATCGTCTTTGTTAATGATCGATCCCATCACGAAGAACATCGCCCCGTACTTGAGCTTACGGAGCGTTTCGATATGAAGACCATTAGGGCGGTCATCTATCTGTGACGGGAACATCTTTACGAAAACAGCCGCGAATTTCTCGGTAGTTGCCGATAGGGTCTCGAGCGTGTTCACGACTGAGTTCATTAGCCCTTCATTACTTTCATTGTCAGCCAGTTTAGCGGCGGACTCTGAAAAGGCTTCAAGAGACTCTGCGAATACGTGCATTGAGTCTAGTTCGTCTTTGCTTAGTTTTAATGTTTTCATAGGTCACCTCTTTGGTTAATAGTTAAAGTTTTAGTTTGGATACACGACCGCCCAACGCTAGCACCGTTTAGATGCAGCGTTAGACGGGGTCTAAGCTTTATGTAAAGGGAGGAAAAAATAGCTTAAGGGAATAAGTATTTTTTACCTATTAAACATATACCCTTAAAAGGGCTGTTTTTGCCTGTATTTTTGATGGGTTAGTGGAGGTCTAAAAAGGGTGTTTTTTAGGTATTCAGATGGACTTATTTGGGGGTTGATTTAAAGCCCTTGAGGAAGCCTGAAACGTTATAGTTCTTTGGAGCGTTTATGGCATCTATATCGGCATAGCTAAGCCCTAGATTTTTGAGTCTTCCCCACTCTCTTGTGGAGCGAAGCTTTTTTGTAAGAGCGGGGTTTTTAGCGAATATTGATCTTAGAAGCTGGTATGCACCTGGTTTAGACATGAAGGTAATTTTATCGCAATACCTAAAAAAGAGCCAGAGGGGAGCCGGCTCTTTCGGTTATTAGTTCATCCAATTCTTACTGGGTATGACGAATGTTTTAACAGCATTATCTGAATCATCGGGGGATGATTGTTCTACTGCTGTACTCGCCTTGGCTGTCAAAGATTTGAACGTAGTAACGATCTTACTGAAATCTTTACTTAGTTTTTTAAAATCCCTGAGAGTTTTATTACTCAGTACTAACTGGCGCTTCATTTCAATCGCCTGACTACGAAGTTTTAAAATCTGAAGCATCAGATAGATGCATGTCAGTCCTAAAACAACTAATGAGACGCTGAAAACTTTGTTATACATACGATTCCTTCCCAATAACAAGTAACGTTACCGTACCTTACCTTACGAAACCCCAACGCAACGCTACTGAACTCCACATAACTATACCACCACACAACATAATCACCACTACCGCGCAACACATTACATTACCCCGCCAAGACAGTGCATTACTTCACCGTACTAAAGCTAAGCCCTACCGCACAGTACCCTACCCGAACCGGTTTCTACCGGAACACAACACTACTAAACTTAACTACACCATACCGTCACGTTACATGACGAAACTGCACTGACGCAGTACATTGCTTTACCGAGACTTTACTACACTCAACGACACTTCACGCTACCCAACCGTGACTTTACTGCACCCTACTACACATCACGATACCTCACTGTGGCTTTACCCCACGACACACCACCCAATCAAACATCACCATACCGCACGGGACTCTACCGAGACGCTGCCATGCTGGACGTTACTTTGCCATAGCAATACTGCACAACACGTTACCCGACCTTACCATAGCATCACCTTACAACACGAGACCTTGCGTCACTGTAGCATCGCAGTACTAATGTGCAGTATCGTTACGGACTTCGTCTGAACTAAACGATGTCGCCGCAACGTAATTATTTTTTTCCTGTGGTGGATAAACAAGAAAAACCGTCCTGCCGTTTAGTACGACTGGAAGCATAGTGTGTATTCCTGTCGTAGCTACTTTGGAAGATTCTTCCAAAATATCCGCAAGAGCTCTTAGCTGCTCTGGCGAAGTTTCAAATAATTGCCCGTGTACAACTTGTCCCGTAGTTTTAAATTTTTCCACGACAAATCTCCCCTAAATAAAAAAGGGAGCCGTCTAAAAGATAGACGACTCCCAAGTTGGTTTTCACTACTTTAAACTTATACCATTTAAATTAATGGTTTAGTTCACACTGTCTGATCAATCAGAGATGCCACCAGATATCTATATTCGGTCTTTAATGCCTCGGAATACGGTGACGCTAAAATCTTTACTCTGACTAAAACTAGCTCACTAAGCCTGAGTCCTAATGGAGCTAAGAATTGCACTTTAGCGTTAGTTGTTCCTGATGATTCCACTCCTATTATGAGCGGGTATTGAAATAGGACTGGCTCGTCTAAATCAACGTTTTCTATCGCGCAATGCATGAACGCCATGATGGTTTGCCCATCATCTAGCTGTGCGATGACGACTGGATTATTTTTCAATGCGTCTACTATACTAGTCATTTCGATCCCCCTTATTTAGTTTAGTTTTGTTCCTTAGGTTGGCTTCGTTTTCTTCGATTTGTTTTAGGTAGTTGTACACTGCAGATCTGTAGGCTTCTTTTGCGCACTGCGAGCTAGGTGAGTCCAGCCCCGCAACTTTCCTGAGCGAGAACTCACTTAAGCAGCGCCCGAAAGGACGGTCTAACACCGAGTCTAATTCTGCGTCATCAGAGTCGGGTATTTCGTAATTTAAGAACGGTGCGGTTCTAACGGACTCTTCAGCTGATATAACTTCTATAGGATATTGAAATAAGATAGCATCGTTTAGATCAACGTTTTCCATCTCTCCGTGCATAAACGCCATAAAGCTTTTCCCGTTGTCCAGATGAGCAATCACGACGTGGAGTTGTTTCAGTATATCTTTTTGATCGGGTTGTTTTTTATTCATTTGTGTTTCCTTTATTTAGTCCAATAAGGCAGAAGTATGCCTTCAACTTCCATAGGCACTCTTGAGAGAAATTTCTGACTCTGCTCGATGCCTATCTTTTTATGAAGTTCGTGCGCTTCTTCTGCGTCTTTTTTAGCTACATCTAAGACAACTTCGTCATAGATGCTGTTATACATTCTGGCGTCGTAGCCTCGCTTTTTGAATTCTTTGCGAAGCTCGTACATCCAGCACTTGGTCATCTCTACGTTGGTAGATTGCACCATGAAGTTTGCGGCTTCTCGTTCAATCTGCGCGTAGATATTTTGTCTCTTCTCATCCACAAGCCTACTTACTTGCCTATTGATCACGACTTTGTCTAGATCTCCGATTGCGATACCCTTGTAAGATTTCATGACTTCTTTATACATTTCACCATGGATCTTAGCAGTGTTTGGCGGCAACCATCTTCTGCGCCTACCATTAATGTTACTCATGGATAGCTGAGATCTTCCTAAGCGTTTACAATTGTCGAGCCAGTGAATGGCTCCACGGAAAGTCTGCTTGTACTTCTGTAGAAGCTCGTGGCACTCTTCAATTGTAATTGCATAACCCGCCGAATTAAGTAGCAAGTGTAACCTACCAGCACCACCTCCGTATGCGAGCATGAAGTTGATAGTTTTAGCGGGAGTTCTTAGTTTCGCGTTCGTGTTCTTTTTCGTTACCTCGCAACCAAACAGCATTGAGGCTACATAGCAATGAAAGTCGACGCCACTGTTAAAACCCCTGACCATCAATTCGTCTTCCGATTGATCCGCAAGAATTCTTAATTCCGCTCCACTCAGATCAACAGTGGAGATTAGTCTTGATGGATCCGTTGTGAACGCGTGACGGAATCTTTTATCTCTTGGAATGTTTAGAACATTGATTCCCCCTCTACCAGCAACACGACCGGTTTCTGTGCCATATTGCCAGAACGCCGGGTGTATTCTACCTGTGGCTGGATTTATGGCGTCTATAAAGTTTTGCCCGTATGCAGATATGGCTCGCATCGCTTCTCTATAGTTATCGAGCGCCGGAATCATGGGGTGCTTAATTTTTTTACGCACCTCCTTACCAGTGCTGGTGATCATCTCACCGTCTACAGTGATGCCGTTCCTCTGCATGGCATAAAGAATGGTTGGCTGGGAGTTGTAATTAATGTCCAGCACTCCAAATAGGTCTCGATCAAAGAATGGTTCAAAGAACGGTTCTAGATTTCGTTTAGCCTCCTCCGCCTTATCTTGGTTAAACTTCATGACGTCTTTCCAAGCATCGGTGTCAAGTTTTTGACCGAAGTAGGTGATGTCTGCAAACGCTGGGAGGGCGTTACACTCAATTAGGAAGGTGGGCATAATACCCTCCTTAAGAAGACGGTCTCCTATCTTTTCTCTGAGCGGAATAAGGTCGGCGGTGTCTTCAGCCGCGTATTGCAGTTGCTCTGCTGAAAATTCACCCTTATGCCCGATAAAACTTTTCTGAAGAGTTTTATCCCGCTTTTTATCCAAATACTTTTCTGTAATGGCTTCTAAGCTAAATCCGTCAAACTGAACGCCAGCCTCAAGACACTGTTCAGCGAGCATGAAGTCTTTACAGCTTTCCATCACTACGCCCGACGTCCCTCTCACCATCATGTAGTCAAAGGTGAGGTTGACGCCAAGCTTACTAATGTTCTCGTTTTCCAGTGGTTCCTGCAGTGCTTGTAAGCAACGCACATCTCGCGTGTCGATAAGGACAGTTTCATCATTAGTGCTAACGGATGCGAGAATCACTTTATCTTTGTGTGGATCCAGTCCTGTAGTTTCTGTGTCGAATCCAAACGACTTTTTAGTTAACAGCCGCTTCGATAATTCATAAACCTTAGCCGGGTCTTTAATGTACGTGTGGCGCATAAAAATCTCCCCAGAAAACTTATACCCGCGAGAGATTGAGTTAGGAACTACTTGCGGATTTTGCTTACTGCGCCTGAGTAAATGTTTTCATTGGCGTGGTGTGTGACTGTGGCGAGTTTGTTTTTACGCAAGACGTCTTTTGTGAGGATGGAGTCAGTAAAGATAACGACTTTACCTTTGTGCTTAACGACTCTGGCACATTGGTTGAGGAGCGATATTAACTGCACCGTATTAGGGGTTGAGATCATGAGAACGTCAATGGAGTCGCTATCGACTCCATCCAGATTCCCAAGCCCGCAGCTAACACAGTACTTTCTGTGTGCTTTGAAGAACTCATCCCCGCGTCCTTTCTCGTAGGCTAATTCGAGCGGTGGAAGAAAAGTCGGAATCAAGATCGAGACCTCTACGTTCAACTTCGCGACAAGTGGTTCGACCTTATCAAGGTGTTCACCACCTACCACCAACAAGCGGTGCTTGGGTGCGGGGATAGAATACTGATCTTCCGAATGACGGCGGTTTGGGACCGCAATCAGTTTAGCTAGTAGGTCGGTCATCTGAGCTTAGTTTAGCACACTCACTACTTGGCGCGCCTTCTTTGACCAGTAGGTCTATGAATTTTTTAGTATATCTGATGAATATGGGCTTTTGGGGATCAAAGTTCTGCTCGAAGATCTCTCCTCCTAAGTCGTCAGTATATCGAATGTAGCCGAGCTTTCTAAGCTTAGTTAGTCCCATTGCAACACTTCTGGGATCAAAACCACACTGCTCAAACCCCCAAACTACATTAGGTAGAAGACCCTCAGCGACCATATTTGATTTCTTGAAGCAGTCGAGTAGACCTACAAATACGAGGGTAGCCTCATCCCCGGCGCATAGCTCGGCAGGCGTTGCCTTAATCCCCCGGTAGGGACTTATGAGTGGGGTAAGGGGTTCTTTCTTTGAATTCTCTAGGATAGACGCCGGAAGGTGAACCTCTTGACGAACTGCGTGCATTTTTGAGTCTCCAAGCATCAAAAATACTATGCTTGTTACGCGGCGTCCACTGCTATAAAATGTTACCTATGTTCTTACAAGGGTTTACAAAGACAGCTACTACTGTTGTGACCATGACACCGGAGGAGTACTACGATTTAGCTAGGGAGAAAGACCCCTTGGTTGGTACGCTCCTCGGTGCTGCGTCAGGTGCAGCGGTCGGCGGAATAAAGGGCGCTAAGAAAAAGAAGGCTAGGTCTGCATTGATTGGGGCTGGTTTAGGTTCTGCAGCTGGAGCGGTAAGTGGACACCAGCTCAGCAAACTAATCAAACACTACCAATCAAAGCGAGTTCATAATTTAGCTGAGGAGTTGAAACTGAGGTCAGCTCCACGTCGTTCCGCGTATTCTGAGTAAACCAGAACTAAAGTTAAGGGGGCTCTTACGTGTCGCAATACCGCTCAAAAGATGTACTGAATGTTCTGGCGAAGTTGGCGGCAGATGGCTATTTGAAGTCTCAGACGCCCTTAAACGAGGGTGTAGCTAAAATTGCTGAGCAAGAAAGTCTGACTCCAGCACAAGTGGAGTATGTTGCGGCTGAGTCTAATAAGTCCGTATGGCGTAGACTTTTTAGTATGGATAAAGAAGCTTCTTATGATTTTCCTCTAGCGGATTCCGCAGAGATCATCAGTAAGTTGCAGGTGGAGCATAAACCTAAGACGGTGAAAGAGATTGATTTAGATTATCTCAGCCCACCGATTAACACTAAATTGGCGGAATTTAACCCTATGAAAGCTATGGGATTTAAAGATGAAGTTTTTGAGAAGCAGGCGAGTACACTGGCTAGAAAGGAACTGAAGCATGAACTTCAGGCGCGCTACGAGAAGCTCGCGTTTGCTAAAGAAGAACTTTATAGGTTGGATCTTGAGACATCTACAAAGATTGAAAATCTAGAAGTGCAGTTTGTTAAAACCGCACGAGCGCTAGTATTAGAAGAGTCGTTTGAAGATAGAGGTATGGCTTTTGAGAAGATCGCTGAGTTTCTTAGAGGCTGCGAAGGTAAGATGGAATACAAGCTAGGTCTTATGAAAAAGCTAGCTCACGTTGCTGTTAAGCAAGGGATTGTTAAAGAAGCTGATCTTAAAGCTCCTGAGCAGTATATAAGCGATAAGCTGCCGGCTCGTATTATTAACGGTAATCACTCCCTCTACATCACCATCAAAACACTGTTCGATAATTACGACTATCATAACGGCATTAGAGAAAAGAGCTTGATCGTAGACGGCTCACTTCCCGTAGTTAAGGAGAAGATTCGTGAGCTTTAATAAAGGCTTCGAGAAGCAAGCATTTGTTGCGCCAGTGACTAAAGCTATCACTGCACCTTTACGTGCCGCTTACAAAGTTGGTAAGTGGGGCGTGCAGAAGGTTATGGGTAAGGGTCTAGGTGGATTAGCTAACATGGCATTAACCGGTTTAGACGCAGCCAGTAGCGGATCCGACTACTATAAAAAGATGACTACAGCGAGGTAATGCGTGAGCGACTTTAATACGGGTTTGAGCAGCACGATGTTAGAAGAAATTCATTCGTATAAGGATGTTCTTAGTAAGGATGCTGAACTTCTTAAGAATGCTGCCGCAAAAACAAAGGTACTCGAGCACCTACCGCTGCTCGGAGGAGCGCTTGCTTGGTCAGCTTTGATGGGCGCTGGTGGGTACTTCCTAGCAAAGAGACGCCACGAGGAGCACGAAAAGCAGCTGAAAAATAGCTTCAATGCGCTAACTACTACTGACGCGTTTAAGAAAAATCCAGGACAGTATCAGCAGCGTTTCACTGAACTCACCATGTTATCCCCCACTGTTGCCATGAACCCAAACATGGCTAACAAAGTGATTAAGGATAATCTAGAAAACGGGTTTAATTTGGATGACGTTCATAGACTGTCCGCTGTTGAATACTATACGTCTAAGTCAGATAAGCCTGCGCATCCACATTCTGTGGCGGCAAGAAGTGCTTGGTCAGGATTAAGTTCAGCGCTCAGTAATTTGGCGCTGCCTAATTTATCGGCATTCTTTGGTGCGTCCCGCGCGTCTAAGGCAACTGAGACCGCTGTCAATAAAGTGCTTAAAGATCAGAAATCTGAGCCCCAAATTCCGCTTCAACAAGCGATTAGGGAAATGACTAAAGAAAAAATTCTTGGAGCAATACCGACGCAAGCTCCAGTTATGTCGACTAGTGCTGAACCTTCCGCACCAACGTATACTGACGAAATGAAACGCGTTGATGAAATGATTAAAGCCATGCAAATGGCGGGCAAAAAGAGTGGAGGACAAGTGAAACAAAGTTCTGAGATCCAACTTCGAGTAAGCGATGAATGTATGGGTAGGATGCTAGCAGACAGATACTGTCTTTACAGTATTTCTGAAGGCGCCTTGTCCAAAACTGCTGCAACCTCCGGCTTTACAAACACGTTAAAATCCTATCTTTCTGTTGGTGGCAAAGCCATCGATAAGCACTTAAAATCCTATCTTTCTGGTGGTGGCAAAGCCATCGATAAGTACTTAAAAGTAATGCTCTTGCCCATCGCTATCGGTGGAGGCATCCAACTTATTAAATCGATCCAAAAAAGTCGCGACAACGCCGCTGCGGGTGAAGCCGCTGATAAGGTTTTTGCCAGGCTTCGCGCTCAAAGCGACTTGGTGAAAGAAAGCCCAGAGCTAGCTATGCAGGCGTTCGATTCACTAAAAAGTTTCGCTCCAGCTCTTGCGGCTAAACCCATCATTACCAAGACGTTCGTAGAGGACGTGATTAAGAAACAAGGCTTGCTACCACCGGACACTATCAACATGCTCTCAAAAACAGAACAGATGATTCAGCAAGTGAAGGATACGACCGGTGGTCAAGGTTTCATCGAAGGTTTAAAATCTCCGATGTCATTGTTCGGGCACAGTATTAAGGGTTCGCTTAAGGATTGATGATGGATAAGCGCCTTATTTTTCCTGGCAACACTAACGATAATCGCGACCTCTTTTTCGTTAAGGAAGATCGCAATTATCTTGTTAAGAAAGCCTCGAATTACCACCCTAAAATTGCGCAGTATATTGAAAAAGCGCAGCCCATAGATGATCTGGTGCAAGTGCTCCTAACGGCTCTGGGCGCTTACGAAGCATGGGGTCAGAACGTTAATGGTGACATCTTCAAAATTCCTGCGCTTTCTCACGAGGGAGATGATTACGGCTACCAGACGTTTAAAACCACCGGTAATTATTTCACGCACCATAATAACAAGGATCCGGCTTTAGCTAAGGGCAAAGTTCTACACTCAGTGTGGAATGATAAGGCTAAACGAGTTGAACTTGTTGTCGGTATTAATCCTAAACTGGATCCAGATGCTATTGCTGAGATAAGCAATGGTAACGATCTGTGCTTCTCGATGGGCGCTAAAGTTCCCTACGACGTTTGCTCAGTATGCGGCAATAAAGCAAAAACTCGGGCTGACTACTGCGAGCACCTTCGCTACATGTTAAACCAGATTGATCCTGTTTCAGGTCTTTTGGTCGGCGCCGACAATACATTCCCTAAATTCTTTGATATCAGTCGGGTTTTAATACCAGCTGATAAGACAGCTTATATGTGGACAAAGGTAGCTTCAGCTGCCAATCCATTTCAGAAACTGAGCAGTTCATTCCTAGCGGCGCTTCCAGCAGGTAAGTTGAATGACACCGAGTTTCTGCAAAAATGCGCGGATGAGCAGGCAGAGATTGCGCGCGATCGTTTCAGCACCAAGAAGATAGCCGTCGTCAATAAGGATGCCTCCATCATTAAGCGGGTTCCGCTAAAGATTGACGCCAACGCCTCTGATAAAATAAACGCAGACAGCACAGGTTTAGAGCAACTCGAGTCTAGCGTAGGTACAGCGGCTAAAGCTCTGCAAGCGGTGTCGCCGGACATTCCTAAGGAAAAGTTTTTAAAAGCTAAAGATAAGTCAGATGCCATTCTGACCATGCTACTTCTAGGAATGGTACCGAAAGTTGGCGAGCTAGATTCGCTCAAAGAAGCGGATGAGCCGGCTGCATCATTTCCATCTGGAGTTGCCCACAAGACTGCCGAGGCTTTTAACAGTGAGTTAGCAGAGGATCTATCCGGATTCATTCCAGAAAGGTCTTTTGCAAGACCTTTCCTGCTTCAAAGATCTATCAAGCTGGCATCTCAATTAGAGCTGGAAAAGACTGCCGAGACAGTGAATGATCTGATGGAGCGAAACCGTAATCCTCAGCTTAAACCGTCCCCCATCAGTCCGGAACTACTGGTTGGATCACTTGCCGCCATATTCGCGGCAAGCCCCCTTATCCGTAAGATGGTTATGAATAACCCTCTGATTGCTATGGCTCTCGGCGCCGGTCTGTTGGCTGGTGGCAAGACTCTTATAGACACTCCTCCCAGAACTGGTTTTTATGACGTTGACGCGGGGATTAGTGGCTTATACAATAAGGGCTGGCAGAGTCGCTTTATGGACTACCAATCGCGTCCTGTCACGGTTATTAAAACCGCTAACGATCGGAATGTAGGTTTGTACAAAAAGTTATTTTACGGCGTTCCAGCCATTTATTTAACGTCTAAACTTTATGACACGTACCACGACCTACATCCGGAGAAGCGGCGTCATCCGGTAATCGGAACCATAGCAAAACATCCAGATTTATTGTCGTTCGGACTCATAGGAGAACACTTAGGTGGTCGCCCCGTCAGTAAGCGGATATCTGCTTTGCTCGAATCCGGTAAAAGAGCTGTTAAAACAGCATCCTTAAATGATATCGAATTTTTAAGTTCTGCTCCTGAAGAGGAGCGTGAGTTGCTGTGGGACTTTGCAATCTTAGATTGCGCAAATCGCATAAGTGACAAGTTGTTAGGAGGATAACATGGCTTCTATTAAAGAATTGCTGGCTGAATGCAATCTTTCCGACCCTCAAACATCTGGGCAGGAAAAAGTAGCAACAGCGGCTAAACCCTCGACCGACGAGATCGATCGAGTTTTAGAAAATCTTGGGCTAAAAGAAGATGGTCAGGAAAAGACCGCTTCCGCTACCGAGACAGACGGAGGAAATGATATGAGCTTGGCTAATATTTACAATCAGCTGTTCGATACGCAGGAAGTTGAAACTGCGGTCGAAACGGAAAAAGTTGCTTCAGAAGTTGAAACCAACGAAGAATCTTCTGAAGTCAGCGCGACCACAGCGTTCGGCGAACTCACTGGCGAATACTTCAACATTATCGCCGCTCCTTTCTTCAGCAAAGTTGCTGGTGAATTGGAAATGGAAGCTGGCAAAGGTGAAAAACCACTCGCTCATCAGCCTAAAGCTGAAGGCGATGCGCACCTTCCAGTTAACCACAAAGCTTCAGGCGGCGAAGGCTTGAAAGCGATGACCCACGGTGAAAGCCCATATTCTTTGAAAGAAAAAGCTCTCGCAAAAGCTATTCTTAAGAGAATGATGGCTGCTCCTGTTGGCGCCATTAAAGAATAAGGAGTCACACCATGAGTAAAGATATTTTCTCAATGATTGAAGGCATGAGCGACGTGGAGAAGAACGAACTTCTCAACGCTGAAATTCCAGCTGAACTTGAAAAGCAGGCTGAAGCTGATCTCGATCAAGCTTCGTTGGCTGATGCTTTGTACAACTATGGCTGGCTCTCGGCTGAACGTGCGATCGCTGAAGAAGAAGGTCTTGATAAGTTTGCTTCTGAAGATCTCGAAGCTCACGAAAATTCTGAAAAAGAAATCGGTGAAGCTATTGAGTCTCTCATGAGCTCACTCGGCGTTGCTGATAGTGAAGATGAAGTTGAACTTCATAAAGAAGCTCAGGCTGCCGCTTCGTTGATTTTTGAAGGCTATTCGGATTGTTTTGAAAAGCTCGCTGCTAAGCAGAAGGCTAGCTTCATTCAGAACCTCTCGAAGAAGACCATGGCTGGCTTGAAAGCTGCTAAAGAAAAGACAGTCGAAAAAGCGAGAGAAGCCGCGAAAGCTGCTAAGAAAGGTGCAAAAGAAGCCGTTAAGGGCGCGCACAACATCGGCAAAAAAGGTGGCTACGGAGCCATCGGTGGCGCCGGTGCTCTTTATCTTGGCGCGAAAGCTAAGCAGAAGCTAGAAAAGAAAGCTTCTGAAATGACCGTCGGTGAACTCTATGAAGGCTTCTCTGAAAAGATCGCAGCCGAAATGGAAATCATGGAAGGCATTGATAAACTCGCCGCTAAAGGTGCGAAGAAAGCCAAGAAAATTATCCCTTTCATGGCTAAGGTAAAAGAAGTTGCTGAGAAAGCACACAAAGCCGGTAAAAAAGGCTTGTATGCTGGTCTCGGTGGCGCTGGCGCCGGTTTCGCTGCTGGTAAAGCTAGCAACGAGGATTAAGAAATGGCTAAGGCAAGAACTCTGAAAGACCTACTAGCTCAAGCTGATGCCTTCGTGAAGGTCAGTCAGGCAAGCACGTCTAACGAAGTTCTTACCTCTCAAGGTGATGTGGAAGCGCTAGCGAACAAATTAGCTAGCGCTTCCGCTGAAATCCATGTTGTTAACGATAACGAACTTGATGCGGACTTTGAAAAGCTCGCCGAAAGCTTTAATCGTTACCAGACCGTCCTCGAGCTCAACGAACTTTTTAAAGTAGCTGAGTTTGAGAATAAAGCCAGACAAGAAGGTTTCAACGACGCACAAATCGCTGAAGCTATTAATAAAATTGCGGCGGAAAAGTTGGCTAAAAACCTTCCTTTCTTAGCAGCTCTTAAAAGGTCTTGTCAGGATTAAGGAGCCGCCACATGGATAAAGTTATAAAGCTTGAGCACATTAAACTAGCGGGTGATCTTCTTAAACGTGAACATGCAGAGCGAGTACGACTCGAAAAAGTTGCCTCCGATGCGATTCAAGAGAAGAGAGCGCAAAAAATTGCATTCCGCGAAGTTGAGCTCGGCATATCAGAACCGTTCAAGTCTTTTGATGATTTTCAGACTAAGGTAGCAAGCCTGCGCACTGAAAATCTTGAGGTACTTGAGAAAGCGCTAGAGAGAGGCTACGGCAATTCTCAAAGCTTTGGTGAACTCGACGTTGAGTCGAATAACAGAAAAAATAGGAATCCGTTGGAACATTTCGTTCTTACTGGTGAACTAGAACTCGATTAAAGGAGACCTATCATGGTTGCTGAACTAATCGTACCTATTACAGAAGATCTTCGTAAAGAAGACTCTCGTATGGACATCATCAAAGGGATCGAACACATCGCTCCTAAAGATGAAGTCATGACTGCTGGCGTGTTGAGCGCTGGTTGTGAAGCTGGCGACTGGCTTGTTAAGGGTGCAAACGGACTCGAAATTCCTGGCTTGTCGGCTGTTGCTAATACCTACCCTGTGTGGGTTGGCAATGATCAGTTGGATGCTAAAGCGTCAGGTAAAGCTACCATCATCGTTGATGGTGGATTTATCTATCGCACTACGAAGTATGTGGCAGGTTCCTACACTGTCGGCATGAACCTCACCGTTAAAGGCTTAGGCGCTGGTGAGAAAGTTCCGTCGGCGGCTGCTGGTTCCGATCCAATTTTGGCCCGTGTATACACTGCGCCTGATTCAAAAGGCGTTATGGAAATTCTCGTATTGAATCGCTAAGCGATCGATACTTGAACAGCTAACCCAAGGAGGAGGAGGCAAACATGTCTTTTCAAGAAGAAGCAACAACGTTCAATAATTTGTTCGTTGAGCGTATGGACACCACCGATGGACAGATCAAGACAGCTCAGGCTGGTCAAGCTTATGTCCGTTCGTTCTTGCGTGAACATTCGTTCAGCCGCAAAGTTCTTCCGCCCGAGTCTGTGACTCGTTCGGATCTTACCCGTTCGACCCGTCATGACACTCTGATGAAGATTGTCGACTTCGAACATCCTTCAACTGCAGCAGTTGTCAACTTCCGCTCAGCCGGTCGTGAACGCTACTTGCAGGGCAAGCGCTACGCGGTTCCGTTCTTCAAAGTTGAGAGCGATCTCTTCGTGAAGAATGAAGCTGAGTTGCTTGCTTACGAATATCCGATCACCAAAGTGATTGAAGAAAACAGCATTAAAGACATTATGGCTGTTGAAGACTCGGTCTTCATGAATGTCTGTAACGGTGCTGTTACGACTTCTGGTAAGAAGATCGTTTCGACCGACACCACGGTTACTCGCAGTAACCTCAATAAACTCGTCAAGATGATCGACGTGGACAAGCTCCAGTCAACGATGTTCTTGATGACCAACGTCGATTTCGACGATTGGCACGTTCAGCCAGCTACCGACATCGGTTCACCGCTGGCTTCTGAGATCGTGACGAAGGGCTATCAGTACGACAGCATTCTTCGCCGCAAGCTCGTTGTGACCAACAAGACCGATTTGTTGGCTCCTGGTCACATCTTTGCTTTCACGGATCCTCAGTTCCTCGGCAACTTCTTCATCCTGAACGACGTTAAGTTCTGGATTAAGAAAGAAGCTGATAAGGTCCTCTGGAAGACGTGGGAATACGTCGGCATGGGCGTCGCCAACCTCCGTTCGATCGCGAAGATTGAATTGGCTGTTCCAGCGATTCCACATCCTGATTTCTAAGATAGTCTAGAGATCTATGTGCTAACGCCCGGGGGCTAAAACTCCCGGGCGTTTTATTTTTGTGACTTGCGCGTATTTTAGCTCAGTGCTAATTTTGCTTTAAGGAGACTCATTACATGGCTAAGTACCGTATTACTAATATCACTCATACTCTTAAAGAATTCCCACGTGGCTTCTGTCTAGATTTTGACGGTAAGTTTTTTACGCCGACCCATTATATTATCGTAGAGGTACCAGCCATCTCCGAACAGCTACAGGAGTGGATCGATAAGAAGTGGGCAAGGCTTGAGGATGCTGGTGCTGCGCTTGTAAGTAAGCCCGAGGAAACCAAAGTCTCGCTCGGTGTTAACATCAACGAAGCTAACCCGACTGAGGTTGAAGAAGACGAGCTCGATGAGTTTAACCTAGCCGACGCCAAAGAAGCGGCACTCCCGCAGGCTGAGCAGGGACACATTCAGAGCATTAGCCAGGTGGATAACAAACCTCGCGCTAAAGTAACGCTTGGATCAGAGAACGAGCACATGCCGGCTGATATTCACTCCCCTATCCCTGGCGACAGAGTGCGCAATGTCGACGATACCGCGGCGTTCACTGTTAGAGCTCCGCACGTTTACCAGCCGGGTGCTGTGGTAAAGAGCTGAGCTAAGTGATAGTATTTTGGGGGTATGCAATACTCCGCACAGGAAAAGAAACGTCTAGAGAAAGCTCGCGAGTACTTGAGACTATTTACCTCCGACACCGAGGAGTTGAATAGACTTTTGCGTCGTAAAGAGATTAGCGATAAGCAGCTTGATCTTGCGATCCAGCTGACTATCAGTGATTGGAATTCTACCACTCCCATTATTGGGGCGGTGACGATCGGCAATTTTCCCAGTCTCTATCTTTTACTCCATGGCGCCACCATTCAAATGCTCAAGATGGCGGGATTATACCAGAGTAGAAACGAGCTCACATACAGCTCCGGCGGCAGCTCCTTTGTGCGCTCAAACAAAACATCATATTATCAGTCGTGGATTCAAAACTTTGCTTCCGAGTATGAAGCTAAAAAACTAAACTGGAAGATTCAGCGCAACACCGAATCAGCATACGGAGGCGGTTTTCACTCTGAGTATTTTTCCATTGGTTATGATTGGTGATCGTATGTTTACATCAGGATTAAATAAACTAGCCGCATTAAAACCCGGAGTTAAACTCAATCCTATTCAGGTGGGAGCTGTTAAGAGAGTGGAAGATGGTGATGGTTCACACGTCTTTGCTCACGACGTCGGCTTAGGTAAAACGCTCACTTCTATAGCAGCGTTTGAAAAATTGAAAGAGATGGGTAGAGCGACTAAAGCATTGGTTATAGTACCAGCGACGCTTAAGGATAATTTTGTTACCCATGGAGTACGAAAATTTACTAACAGCTCTGTCCATAGAGTAGACGATGGTAAGGAAAAACTTGATCCAAAGAAAACTTATAACGTCATAAGTTATGAGCTCTTCAAAAAAGACCCCGCTAGATACGTTGCCGAATCTGGTGCCGACACTATCATAATGGATGAAATGCATAGAGTGCGCGACGAGGGTACGCAAAACTACAAGAAGTCCTTAGAAGCCCGCGGAATGGTTAAAAACTTCATAGGCTTAACCGGCAGTGTTATTAACAATAGCCCTAAAGAAATAGTTCCAATGTTGGATGTGGTCACTAATAGAACTCATCCTTTTGGCAGTAAAGACTCCTTTTTGAACAAACTATTCACGGAACAGGAAAAGAAAACGGGAGTACTGGGATTGTACGGAAATACAATCACCACTTGGGAACCAAGAAAACCTCCCGAGTACATCGGAAAAACGTTGAAAAAATTTATCGACTACAAAACGGTGCAGGATATAGATTCCAAAGACCTGCCGAAGCTAAAGGTTTCAGAGATTAAAGTGCCGATGTCGGAAGCTCAAGCCGATGTGTATAGGTGGGCTTTGAGAGAAGCCGGTCCTATAGCAGAGCGGATTGTCAGTTCTAATTTGCCAGTTGATCAAAAAGAAGCCTCACATGTATTCGCGAAGATTTTGAAAGCTAGACAGGCGTGCAATGCGATACATCTATTTAAAAAAGATATGACGCTTTCAGAGTCCGCTGTCAAAACTCCTAAAATTAAGAAAATTTTAGACGACGTAGAGGAGCACCTGAAAAGTGGTGATGACCACAAAGTAGTTGTGTTCAGCAATTTTGTGCACGGTGGTACGGACGTAATTAGCCAGGGGCTGAAGGATCGCGGTATTGAACACGGCTTGTTTCTAGGCTCTGGTCAAGAAGGCAGCACAACTAAAAAAAGAGCGGCGGCTGTAGAAGCCTTCAACGCTAATAAAACTAATGTAATCGTATTATCTGGAGCGGGTGGTGAGGGGATCTCTTTTCCAAACGCTACTCTGCATGTATCTGTCGACGGTCACTATAACCCTGAAAAAATTAATCAAGCTGAGGGAAGAAGTAGACGTTTCGGAGGACAGCAGCACAGGGAGCCAGAACAAAGGTCAGTTGAAGTGAGAAGATATGTGTCTACTATACCCACCACTAGAAAAGCGTTTTCTGTTGTCGGAGCATTAGCAGCAGGAAAACCATTAGACGCGCTGGATATCGTTACTGGTAAGGAAAAGAGCGCGGATAGTGCTGACCAGTGGGTTTACGCGGTAGCGAGTAAAAAACAAAAAATGAACGATCACCTTAAAAATATAATAAAGACCGCATCTTTGAAAAAAGACGAGGAGCTTGAGCGTTATTTAGAAGGAACAACCACGATTAAATTGCCGACGAAGTATAGTAAGGTTCTGCATCAGTACTACGCTAAGATTAAAGATAGACCGCAGACAGTCGCCACGTTGCAAGCTAGACTTCAGGATGATTTGGACTCTTTGCTTTCTAAGCATGAAAAAATGCAGAACACGTCGGCGCTACGAAATTACACCACTATGTTCATACCCTCATTCCTGACTTCCTACCTACTAGGAGCGGGACAGCTTCAGATGCGGCTAGGAAAATTGGATAGAGTTGCACATGATACGAGAATTGATTCGCACGATTTTTTGAAAACATCCGCACAAAGTGACTCCTACAGCTCAAAAAAACGGGACACGTATAGCAAAAGCATTGCGGCAATAGGGCTAACTCCGTTGGCATTAACTTTGGCTGACCTAGCACTTAAACATCGATCAGCTGGATATCGCAACTTAAGAAAAACGTTGCCGGGTAAGGTAGGATTTGTCGCTGCCAATATAGCAATACCGTACGGATTGGGATATTATCTCTTTCCTAAAAAAGCTCCCGTCAACGCCAAAAGCATTAATACGGCAAATCTATTAGCCCACGCTGACGACAAAACCTACGACACACTTCTATCTGGCGGGGGGATAAAGATCAAAAGAAAATCCCTATATGATACCGGCGCGGCTGAGAACGTACTACGGCGTTGGTCCGACAGATAGTTTCAGGTGGAAAGACTATGTTTTCGTTAGGCTTTAAAAAAATAGCCTTTGTCTCCAAGCACACCAAAGAAAAGCTTATTAAGTCTACGCCTAAAGAGAAGGGTGGTAAGGATGGCAAGAGCAGTTATTTCTTGCGTTTCCATCCCAAAGAAAAACGGTGGAGTTGTACCTGTCCTGACTGGCAAATACGTAGAAGGTGGCTGGGGAAAGAACACAAGAAGCACCACGACTGCAAGCATATCAAAGCGCACTTAAGCCGTACGTCTGTGTGGAAGACTAAAGAAAAGATGCGCAAGTATCCGAAAGAAGTTTTGGAAAGTCTCCGCGAGGAAAGATCTTCCAAATAGTTTAGTAAAAACGCCACCTTACAAAATTTTCTCCCCTCCTAGAATAGCGCGGCAAGCCACACCTATACTTATGAGTAGGGGAGGGGCGGTTCTCAACTCCAACTCGGAGGCGGTGCCGTTCAGCACTGATGACTCGTTGGCAAGCGACATGGAAGTTGTTGTCAAAGGAATCGAAGGCTCGTTTAACTAGGTATGCGCGTTGTGGGGTCAGCAATATAAAGCGAATGCGTCTTGGGATGTTTCTTCCAAGACTGGATAAAGAAAGCGCTCGAAGAGCGAATAGGATAGCTGAGCACACGTTTAAGATAAGGCTCCGTAATAGACTTGTGAAGTTAATGACTGCACGTACGCATCCTTTTGCCGTGTTTTCGAGGGACTTTACTGGATTTATAGGCATGCCTCCAGATCCAGTGCGCGAAGCTGAGGTTAGTGGTTACCTTGGGCGCGGCGCTAAATCAGGTCGTGGGCATTATAAGATGGCTACGCTCGCTCACGAGTTTTCAGAGTTATACGTTATGCATAACAAAGCAAAACGAAACTCCTTTGGGAAACTTCTTCGTAAGCATAAAAGCCTATATGATGGTTGCCACGACCACAGTAGTGCTCATCCGCTGATTGCAGAACTGAATCATGCGGGTAAATGCGTGCCAGTGCTTAAAGCAGTGCTGAGCGAGTGGAGCCGTGCAGGCGCGCAAGCTAAGGTATTTGCTGTCATGAAGCAGTGCGGTTGGACTCCCGTTAGGGGCATTCCAATGTATGGGAGGGCGGCTGGGGCTATTCAAAGGAAGTCGGAGGCTCTATTTGCCCCATACTTCAAAAAACTTATGGGTAGGAAAATTAAGCGTTTAGAGCGAAAATACAAAGGTAAGGCTTTGGTTAAACGGTTAAAGCTTCTTCTGCAGGATGTAAAAACATATGCGGGAGGGGCGGAGTTTATGAAAGAATTTAAATGAGCTTCCCAATCACGTTCTCAAAATTCGAGGCTATTCCACTCTCAAGAGATCCCGCAAAGGTTCTTATTCGGTGGGATATTATGCCGACAAAGGCTGATTTAAGCGATTTTGAATTCTTTATCGACGCTAGGGAAAGTCCCGATCAGATCCCGCACTTTCAAAATGTCACTATTGATGGTGAGCTTTTTGATTCATATGCACCAACAACTAGTTCAATCAACCAACCGCCAATTACGAAAGCCATTTCTGCGCTAGATTTTTACGAGTACAACGATTACCTCCCCTACTTAAAAAACCTGTCGAAGCATATTTATTACAAGATTCGTTGCAGACGAATCTCAACGCAGGAAGAAATCTCTACACCACCTTTTTCGTGGTTTGGCGAACTCGATTTAATCGGATTGTACGTTGTTGAGGAGCACAACTTCCTTCTGGAAGACGCGATAGGAACTCCTTGCTTAGTTTACATCAGGCGACGTAGTGGGCTGCGCTGCTGCTGTTTCGATGAAGTACAGAAGAAACGACTCATTTCTAACTGCAAACGTTGTTACGGCACGAACTGGGTAGACGGCTTCTACAACCCGATCGATACTTACGTTGACTTCAATCCTTCCCAAGAAAATTCTATAATTCAAGAGTGGGGAGAAGTTCAGCCAAACGAGACAAACATCCTTCTTTCCAACTACCCACTTCTTTCTAGCGGAGACTTGGTGAGGGAGCTCCGAGAGAATAGGCTTTGGAGAGTGGTGTCCTCAAAACAGACTGAAAAGCGACGTACTCCTATGTTACAGTTTGCAAGAGTTACAGAAGTGAAGCCAGGCGATATCGAGCATAACTTACCTATTGATCAGAAATTCGTGCTCGATAAAATTAAACAGTTTGAGGACATGCGTCTTCTTAGGGAGTTTTAATATGTTTAAAATTGGATTTGAAAAGACAGCCGTCTCTGTGGGGTGGGCGATGAGAAAAATACAGGGCGGTCTAAGAACAAGAGCGGGATTGCCCAGAGACCCCTCTAAAGTCGATCGCTTCATCAACCGCAGTCGTAGCGCGATGTCACGTGAGCTAGGTGACTCTCCAAAAGAGATTAAAAAACTTATGACCTTGCCAGTCCGTCACTACAAGGACGAAAATGTACTGGAGCTTGTTAAGGAGCTCAGGGATACTCGCAACAATCCGTCTAAAGCGCTGAAGAAACTTCTGCAGTCGGAAGTTTTCTTGAACAAAGCTGGAGCGTGATATGTTTAAAGTTGGGTTTGAAAAAACAGCCCTAGACCCGAAGAAGTTAGAAACGCGCTTGCAAGAGATTCTTAAACATAAGCGCTTTGCAGGCAAGGCTGCGAAGACTCAGGCTCTTAATGCTGCTGACGAGTACAGAATCGCTAGATCTACAGGGCAGTCGGCACTTCCACATATTCACAGTCTTCAAAAGCAGTTCCCGAAACTAGCCGCGCTAAAACCGTTTACTATGAGTCGCGGTAGGATTACACCTACGCTTATCCCGGGTAATCCCGTGAAGGGATTGAAGGGTTTGACTGGAGCGCAGGCTGCGACACCGTTTAATAAGGCTGTAGGTAGGTTTGGACACAAACCTAGACAAGCACTTGTAGCTAAATCAAACGTAAGAGCTAATGATGGGACTTAGGATAGATTTTGAGCCCCTAAATAAACTTTTCGAGGACGGTCCCATCTCAGAAGACATGATGAAGCAGCATGTCGTAAGGAATCTCAAATCGACGGTTCTAGCGGGCACTCCTGACGCATTCCTAGAAGTAAGCTTGGAACCGGATAGTGGCGATGATATACTTATCCGGAAGATAGACCCAGAAAACGCTCTGGGCTACTCGGTCTACCAGGGCGAAGGCGACTACTTCAATCATATCTCAGCACAGCTTTATGAACCGAGCTTAGATGAAGTATTGGAGCAGTCAAATGAGTAGCCAGAAAAGTCTTTTAGATCCAAACAAAGTTTTTCCCGATATGTTGAGATTCATGGAGAATTCGATGCTCGAATTCCTCCAAGTCTTGTTTAACTCGTTTCAGCAAGGTTGTTTTCATTTTGAGTGGGACGAGCAAGCCACGGAACTTTTTATAGAGGGACAAAACACTGATAATCTAAGGACAGTGGATACAGGACGACCAAAAATTGTTGTCGCGCGTGGTCCGGTTGGTTGGGCAAATGCATCAATCGGTAAATTTGTCGGTTCTTCCAACCTGAGTAATTTGAATAGGCAGTACGCGGATATAAATCGTGGCACTGTATCTATCAACTGCTTTTCACGCGAAGACATGGAAGCCGATCGCATTGCTGAAATTTGCTACAAAGCGATCACAATGTTTCGTCCAGTTCTTCAAAAAGCTGGTTTCCTGTCTATCAATAGCGTTCAGATTGGACAGCGTGGTCTAATTGTAAAAGACGCGAGACCTGAGTGGACAGTAGTACCGGTTTTAGTGAAGATGGATATTACTAGTAATTGGAGCGTAGTACAGACTGATTCAGTTAAGTTGCGGGATATTTTCAAACAATTTATAATGAGAACACCAAGTTAAGCAGCCGTATATCGGAGGAAAGTTAAATGGCATATTTAGAACCAGGTGTAGTTGTTACACAGCAATTTGTCGGAGCGTTGCCTGCGCTTGCCACTTTTGCTTTACCTAACGTAACAGTCGGTCCAGTCTTCCAAGTTGTAGATAAAGCAGACTCTGGTAATTACGCTGGCGTGTTGGTGGCGGCAAGTTATGGCGATCAGATGGCTGGCACATATGTCGATACACGCACGGATGTGTCAGATTCGCTAACGGCATTCCCTGTTAGAATTTTCTTGGACAACGCTATCGCAGATTTCTTGGATGCGACAACTGGTGTAGTCCTCGTCTCTAATCTTAACGTATTCACTGATGCCACCGTCGATATTTTTGAAGACGTGGTCGCGGGGGATCAAATCGTAGTTAATAGTGGCGCGCTAACCGGAACTTATACGGTTAGAAGCAAGATTAACAACAACACCCTACGCATTAACGAAACATTTGCTGCAGCCGACACAGCGATCGATTATTCCATCGTTCGAAATGTTGGCGAAGTTGAAATTTCTACCGATGAAGTTGGTGTGGTAGTTAGCTCCACAAGCGTAACTCTTCCTGCTGGACTCGAAGCTCCGGTTGGAACTCTCGGTGATTTTCCGATCGTGAGCGCAGATATCCTTCTTTCTTATCGTGCCCTACGTATCGACAAATCCGCTAACGTTTGGGAATACGGTAGTACTTCAGAACTTCAGGCGGACTTCGGACTCGACCAGATTCGTCCTGAAAATCCAGCGGTGTTCGGCGCATACCTCGCACTAAACAACGCGGTGACTAAGACTAATATCTTAGGGCTTGGGCAAGCATTCTTGACGGACGAACTTCTTGCTTATAGCAACGCTTTTGAAATTCTAGCGCTAATCGATATGTATGCTATCAGCGTAATGACTCAGAACACGGCAGTTCACACTGCTCTTAAGAGTCACGCCGAAGGCATGTCTGTTCCAACTAAAAAGCTGGAACGTGTCGGTATCGTGAATAGAACGCTCGTAACGAAAATGACCGTAGTGGACACCAAAGCCGATGGTGTGGTGGCTGGTGCAGTTCTTACTTCCGCTACATCCGAGTTCATCACTGACGGCGTAGTGCCGGGTATGTTCATCGTCATTGGCGATAACCGCTACGAAATCTCTGCGGTTGATAGCCAGACTCAAGTTACGCTAGCAAGCAATCCTACTCCTGGAAGCGGCATCTCGTTCCTCGTAGAACGGGATCTTCAGAAGAGTGAGCAAGCCTCGGTAATGGCGGCGTATGCTCGCAGCCTTGGTAGCCGGCGCATGGTCCTTACGTATCCGGACGTCATCAAAGTTCCGGTTGGAAACGAGATTAAGCAGCTTCCGGGCTATTTCCTAAATTGCTCGATTGGTGCTTTGACCACTGGATTACCGACGCAGCAGGGTTTCACTAACCTCAGCGTTGCGGTTTACTCCGGTGTCGTTCACTCCACCAAATACTTTGATGGTGAGCAGCTGAATACGATCGCAGACGGTGGCGTGATGATTTTTGTACAAGACGTTCTTGATGAGACGGCTTTGTATATTAGGCATCAGTTGACCACAGACCGCTCGGCAATCAAGTTCCAAGAATACTCCGTTACTAAAAACGTAGACTTCATTGCCAAGTTCATCCGAGAAAATCAGACTCAGTTCATTGGTCAGTACAACATCGTTGATAGTACGCTTGACGACATCAAAACGTCTGCAACCGGCATTATCAAATACCTGACGGAAGCTACGAAGCTTCCTAAAATTGGTGGGGTTATTAAGAGTGGCTCTATCGATAAGGTTGAAGTCGACTCGGTTAACATCGATCGAGTTAATGAGGTGCTGAGCTTGGATATTCCGATCCCACTGAACGGAATCGACGTAACGTTAGTGGTGTAATCTTAAGCTATAGGAGGATCGCTAATGGCGACGACAGATTTTTCAAACTGGGATTTTAGTAATTACCACGTTCAGCAGGAATTGCAGGGCGGTCAGTTCGTGTCAGCCGAAACAAGCTTGATCGCGGCTGGTCCTCCGGAGATTGGCGGCACTGGACCTTACTCAAATCAGCCAGCTTCAAGTGTAAGTACGGTTTATCCGATCGGACTTATCGAGAACGCTGGATTAAGCCAGTCTAAGCAGATCCAGAAGATTTTTGAAGTAGGTTCTTCCCGCTCTTACTTCATTCCTGGTCGCGTGATTGGTTCAGTGAACCTCGGGCGTATTTTTTACTACGGTCCGAGCCTACTTCGCGTAATGTATTCGCACTATCAGAGTGATACTGGTGCCGTGAAGATTGGCACGAAAGATTCTGGAACGATGCTTACGCTTCCAGACGGCAGCTCTGCTCCAGATCCTTTGGCGCGACTTCTTAATAAAGGCGGACCATTCCATCAGGTTAAGGTCAGCCCTGGTGAAGATTACTTCTACATCAACCTGGCTTCGGATTTATTTAATCAACCGACAGGTCTTGCGTTCTACTTCAAAGACGCGAACTTCAACTCGGTTGGTGCGTTCTATCTTGAGCAGGTTTACGTGCAAGGTCATCAGTTCTCTGTGTCTTCAGGATCAGTTTTGATCATGGAAGGCGCGGCAGCCCAGTACGATCGTATCGTACCAATTAAACTACTCAACTCTTGAGAATGAGAGATTTACACTATGTTTACCTCAGGCTTCAGCAAAACAGCTGGCGATGATAAAAAAGAAAAGCGTATCGCTGGAGCCATGCATTCAGTGAATCCTTTGGCGGGTGCTACATACTCGGCTATGCAGCACCCCAAAAAGTCAGTAATGCCCTTTTTAGTGAGCGGCGCTGGCGGGCTTTTAGGACTTGCTGCGGGAAAACACACCGGAAGAATTCTTTCCAACATCGCGCACATCGAATCCCCTGCTAAAAGAGCTATTATAAAAGGTATGCTCGGTGCATTGGGTGCGTACTACGCGGGCGCTAAAGGACACGAGCTTTCCTCTAAGTAGATACGTTTCCGAGTTGTCTTCTAGAGCTCTCTCGTATGAAGCGTTCCTTACTTAGTAGTTTGTCTTTTCTTGCGGTGTCTAGAACGCAAGTTCCTTGAGGCAAGAAGAGCATTGGAAACGGCTGTGCTATTTCGGAGCAGGAGTTGGAGTAGTCGTACAGCCAAATTTTTTGTTGGATGTATAGGGGTAGGCTTCCGAGCTCGTCTCCGTGTGAATCAGAGAGTACACAACTGTGGAACACTAGATCTGAGGGCGCTCCATATCTGTGAAGGAAATCTTCGTTGGGTAGCATCTTACCTGAAATGAATATTTTGCTAGATTCGAGCAGAAGCGCGTGACCATCTTTACC